CTGGATGAATCAAAACGGCCTTATTTGGGCCTAATTCACAGTACCTTTCCGTCAAGACATTGGCACCCCCGTCCGATTCTGGGCCTCTGCGCCCATGTCGCACCTGCCAATACATTGACGCGCCATGGGTGTGACGCCATGGGTGTGACGCTCCCTCTCGATCAATCGTCTGCACTGCGAGCACCACGGGTTGAAGTATACATGTCGTCCTGCTTTGGATTCAACCCGCGCACACAGCGTGTCATACGACGCGGGCCGCGCTGAGCTTAGCACTCTTGATGGTCGGGTTCGCTGTACTTGTCGCATTGGCGATGCACGGCGAAAATGTCTGGCCTGGATTCAGCGTCACCGTCGTTTCCGCCCGCGCAAATGTCGCGGAGTTGGTGACTTCGGTCTCAGTCGCGCTGTCTGCCACCGGAGACCCATCCACTCGGATACAGAGCTCGCAGATGATGGAACCACCACCGCCTTTGTCCAGCTCGCAGTCAACTGAGAGATTGAATGCCCGAGGTACGAGTCCGTTATATGTGAACACTTGGTCCTGGGTTTCAGCGCCGCTTAGCGTGAACCTTTCAACAAGGCTCCCCCCGTTGAACAAATCGTGGGTGGGCTCGTCGTTGCCGAACGGGTACTGCGTGCCCTGCACACCGATTGATGTCTCAACAAGGTTCCCATTGAATCCGGCTGTGGCAGTCCACAGAGAGTTCGGCGCCGCCGAGTGCGAGTTGATGGTAATGACACGCGGGTCGCCCTGTTCTAGGCTTCCGGCTTCGAATAGAGATCCTGGGCCCCGGAGCGCGCATGTGTTGATCTGGACACTTGTCGAGTACGTCGCCGATGGATCAAAGAATAAGCAGCGGTCAGCCGCCTCTACTGTGGTGAACCGGCAATCCGAGATCATCAGGCTCTGCACCGTCGCACCCGACAACACAGTCAAGCCTGTGTATACCGTTGTGCCCACGTGCGTTTGAAAGTGCGTGCCATCAAAGCTGACTTCCGAGTGCGCTCCGTCAAGCTGGAGCCCATCCTCAAAATCAATCAAGAACGACCCGATTACAGAGATTCTATCCGAACTACGTACGATCCCCGCCACCTGCGACGTCGCGCCAAGAAGGACACAGGTGTCCAGGAGGAACGCGGATGTGGCGGTCACCCCTGCAGTGATATCGAACATCGGCCCGCCTGAGCTCAAGCAATACAGCCCACGCAGGTTCCAGTATCCATCGCCGTCCGATTTGAACGTCGCCGCCGCAGCGTTCGTGATGATGATAGTCCCGACTGTTGTGTCCCCCAATATGGTGACGTTGTGACCCTTGAATGTCACGCCTGCTGGCATGGTCGACGACGCCCTGAGTCGGTATACATGGAAAGGGGCCAGCGTGATGATCCCCGCGACCGCGGCAGGCCAACTGTCGGCGCTGTCGATATATGTTGTACCCGGCGGGGCGGTTTCCAAGTCCGCCACGCGCTGGTCGAGCCTCTGAATCTTGCGGATTTGTCCTCCTCCGCCGCCCCCGTTGCCTGTTGTGCTTGCCATAGCGCCCAATACGCTACACCCCGCGCCCGGGGCGTCGCAAGCCCCCCTATCTCTTGAGTGCCGTCGACTTCTGCAGCCCCTTGAAGAACACGCCGGGGGCGATTCGCCGTCCTTGCTCGACAGCGGGCTCGAACCACTTGCGAGGCTTTATGTGCATCGGCCGCGTCATGATCCGATGGACCATCTTGATCTTGCGTTTCTGGACCAGATAGATCCCTTTGTTATCGCTACCCAGGTCCAGGTAGATGAACTTGCGGCGGGCCGCCCTAGCTGACTCGACAATTCTTTTTGCCTTTGACCCCGGCGACCTTGACGCCCCCCGCTTCCTGTTCGCGCGCCGGCCGCCTAGCAAAATGCGCCGCGGGTCCATCTTGCCCCGGGCCATCTTCTTCCGAGGCTTCGTCTGAGGCCCCTCACGGCTCCCCTCCGACGTTGTAAGCCTCCGCCCAACCTTGGACCTGCCAAGGGTTCCCCCGGACTCCTGAGCGGCCATGTACGGCGCCGCCGATCCGACGAGCACAAACTGGCGCGCCACGGGCCGCGACGGCGGGGTTCGCGTCGACTTGATCGATCCGAGGGTCCATTTGTTTCGCGTAATCATCATGCGTTTGATGTTTCGCTTGGCCAGCAGCTCGACGCCCTTCGCCGTGCGATTCAGCGCAGCCGCCGACGCAGCACGTGCCGTGGTCCGGTCGTAGTCGTGGAGCGCAGCAGCGAATCGGTCCATGTTTCGGCGGTCCAGCTTGAAGCTCACGGGCTGACGCTAACACGGCTAATTGGCGCCGCTCACGCCGGTCCAGGCTGACTCGAGATCAACTTGGCCCACGAATTCGGCAAGCCACGCCCCGATACGACTCACTACAGAGCACTTTCTAAACCAGGAGCCAAGTTGGCCAAGTTAATTCCTATGTGAAGGTTATAAACTACTTGTATACTAGAATATAGCTACTTATGGAAATAGCGTATAAACTCGTATACATCGTGTTCAGAACTGATGACAATGGGGTTTTTACGTGGCCAACTTGGCCCGGATCGCAGTAAAACCCCGTGTGATTCATGCTAGGGGGGTGTATCTGCCATTATAAAATGGCCAAGTGATTCCGGTATATTGGCCACTTACTGCGGCGTCTGTGGCGCTAAAAGTAGACGGGTAAACAGCGCACTACCCGCTAAATTATCGAAGAATAGCGCAACCGGCGTCGCGCCGTTTTCGAGCTCATTTCCGTTGCCAATAACGAACTCGTCACCCACACTCCCGAAGTGACCCACTATCACCCACACCCCAACGGCGGCGGGCTCGTCGCCGATACAGCAACTGTGGACCTCACAGCGTACGTCGGACCCCGTGCTCTTGTGCTCGACCACGCCAATGTAGTCGCGTCAGCGGTCATTGACGACCACGCTGTCGTGTCCCGATTCGCCAACGTCGGTGGCAGAGCGCGCATATCAGGGTATGCATGCGTCACGGACGCAGCGCTCGTGACTGGCGCAGCGCTCGTTGGCGGCCGTTGCTACATCGGCGGTAGCGCTGTTGTTGGCGGTCAAACCCGCGTCAACGGCAACGCACGGATACTTGACTCCGTGATCATCGAGCACAAAGGCCGAGCCAAGGGCGATACCTTCCTTTATGGGAACGTGAGAGTGACTGGATGAGGCACTGCTCGCGTTGGGGACACGGCGGTGGCCTAGTATCCTGGGTCGCGCAGATTGACGAAACCGTGTACATAGGCCCTGACGCCAGGGTAATTGGCCGTGCTGTTCTGATGGGCAGCAGCCGTATCGAGGACCACGGCATCGTACGCGGCGGTATGGTCAAGGATAGTATCGTTTCTGGTCGCGCGGTCGTCGAGCCGCGTGGCATTCTCGTCGACGGTATGCGCATGTCCGGAACGATGGTCCTGCGTGGGAGCTCGAACCGCCTGCCCCTGTGTAGCACTTGCACCGGTTCGGGCGGCGAGTGCACGCCGTGCAGTGGCACCGGCAGGCACTGGGGACGACGATGACCCTGTGGCCTCGCACCGAGTGTCACCACTGCAGTGCACGTACAGCTGGCCATACGGTGAGCAGTGCCAGATAGGCTGCGACACGTGTTCTAGTACAGGCCGCGTCATGTGGTCCCTGCGCCGTTGGTGGCAGCGGCTACGAGACCGAGGGTCAGAGCTATGACACGACCCACGGCACGGGCCACCGGGTCGCAACGATACGTTCTGCCGGGTAGTGGCGGACGCAAACGCTGTTCCGCTGGTTCCCGCCGAGCAGCAGCGCACCACCGTCGGGCGTTACCACGTCGCAGAACGCCACGTGATGGCGCCCACGACCACGCGTCACGACGACGACACAGCCTGAATACAGCTTCAGCGTCGGTCTACCGTACTTGCGCCACGACGCGGCCCGTGCCGGATGTTCCGCGACTTGGTAGCCACAGCCCAACAGGCACCAGTTGACGAACGCACCACACCATGCTGTCTGGTCCGTGTCCTTCAAGCGTTTCGGCAGTGACGTGGACCCGAGGAACTCCAAGATCCGGGGTGTGGCGCCGGTCTCATGGACGCCAAGTTCGGCGCGAGCTATGTCCAGCCACGGTGTGATCACCCGTCGAGGGTAACACCCCGGAGCCCGGTGAGTGCGCCGAACTTGGCGTCGAGTGACCGAGCGACGTGACGACTCACCCGGTTGTCACGGCACCAGTCGCCCAGTTCGATCGGCGTCATGCTGTCGATGCGGGCGCAGTGCCTGACCCACACGTGGTCCCAGTACGGGCCCTCCGGTGTGTCGATGCGCCGTGTGACTCGTGAGTACCGGGTCACGCCCACACCCGACCCCACAGCGACAGAGGTGCCCCCGTAGCCGGGTATCCGGCAGCGTCGAGCGACGCGATGATCTGGTGGACCCGCCGCCACCGCGCAGCGATCTGGCGACGCAGTTGCAGCGTCCACTCAGCGGGCAGCAAACCGTGTGTATCAACGAGTCGCCGCAGCTCGACACCGTTCTCCCGCGTGAGCCGTGCCACGGAGGTGGCGAGCTGTCGTGATTCGTTCTTGTTCATACCTTACCCATCGGCACGCGGCGCCACAGGTTGAGGCCCGTTACAGGCCCCAGCTGCGCATACCCCGTGAGTCGCCGGCAATCTTCCGCGCGTGCCTCATGGTACTTGAGTCACCACACCACACCACTCGCCGAGGATTCGCTCGTGCTCGCCCCTCGCAGTGTCAGAGTCGTCGAACGACACGAATGAGATATACCTGCCAGTTCCGACCGCCACGTAGTCCTTGGTACCCAGTTCCGGGTTGGCTTGGAACAGCTGCACACTCGTGATCGTGCTGGCGAGGATGGAGCAGGTGTCACTGATTTTGATGATAGTCACACCGCCGAAGCCCCGCTGCGGCGAGGCCGAACGGGGCTACTTTCCGACGATCTGAGTGACCAGCCGAATGGGGTCGGCGAACTCATGGGTGAAAACGGGACGGCCAATCGCCAGCTCGACCACCCTATGGAAATCGCCGAAACCCATACAGAGCTTACTCTGCCTGAGCTGGGCCAGAGCCACGTCTCTTGCAGGCGCGCCCTCCCACCATCCGGTTCCCGCCAGCTCAACAGCCTGCACGCGTGTCATTTCCGTGGCCATCCTATCCAATGCTTCTTGCGTAGTCACACCGCCGAAGCCCCGCTGCGGCGAGGCCGAACGGGGCTACTTGAGGAACTTGGACGGCGTGAGCATCCTGAGGTCCAGGAGTTCGCCCTCGAACATCGCCACGATGATCTCTCGGGTACGGTCGTTCATCTGCCCCCCGATGTCCACCAGGCTCGTCGACCTCAAGATCTCTCCGGCGTTCCCGAACGGGACATGCGCAGCGTCCCGCGCGAGCATCACTGCCTCGTACAGCGCGTTTGGCTGGATTCGCTCGAGCTCGACACAGCACATTCGGGTCACCGCGACGAGGGCTTTGGAGTGTCTGACTCCGGTTCTGAGTGTTACGGTTTCCACACCACCGAAACCCCGCCGCGGCGAGGCCGAACGGGGTTATGTCAGTCACATGCGGCTGACGCCACGTCGGACACTAGTTGGAGCGTCGCGGCTCGATCGCCCGACGCGTCTGCGGCGTTGAGTACTTCCTGGCCGGCCCACTGGTCGGGCGAGCCCCACGAGTTCCATCGACCCGTGTGGTCTCGTACCAGTGTGACTTCACCGCTGTACTGGGTGCCGTTGTCAAGCATAATGTCAACAACAGCGTCCATGCCCCCGGCGGTGCATGTGGATGGGGTTGCGAATGTCGCTTCGATGTTCATACCCTACCCATCGGCACGGTCTGGCACAGGTTGAGACCCGTCGCGGTCCCGTGTTGCGCGCCGGCCGGCCCGTCGCGCGGACACACGGTCTAGAGGGTACCAGCACCCTTCGTCCGTCGGTACCGGCAGCTCACCAACGGGGAGCTCCGCGCCATCGGGCAGGTGCACCTCGTGCTCATCCACGGTCGATAGCCTCCCCGAGCGACCGGGTCATCGCGCCACCGAGTACCAGCGCGCAATTGTCGCCATCGGGCACGGCCGGTACCGGTAGCCCATGTCGGACCAGCAGGTGATGCGTCAGCGCTGTGCGCATCCCAGGCACCGGCGGCACGGCTGATGCGCACGCGGTCAGCATCGGGCCAGGCGTGCCGCCCAGGCCGACACAGAACGCAGCGTCGGTCTCTGGCGTGGCGGGCTGGTCCCAGATCGGGACGAACCTCGGCCACACGGTAGCGGCCTCGGCGAGCGCCATGTTGACCACGGTCGAGCACACGACGGGCGGCACGGTGGGCGCAGCGTCGCACCCCGTGAGCGTCAGGAGCAGGATCAGCGTGGGTTTCATAGTGGACCCCATGCCACGTCAGTGAAACACCAGCCAGCCAGCCCGCCGATCGTGGCAGCGATGACCCAGAACAGCCACACGGGGTCTGCGTACCATCGGTACCGAGCCCGGCACATAGCTACCGGTGTGACGTGCGCAGCGGAAAGGAGCCCCGAGACCGCGCCGACTAAAGTGAATAGAATGTGTAATTGTATCATATCGGTCCCGCCACGATCGTAGCGATGTCCCATCCAGCCCAACCGCCGAGCCCTGTGTACAGTGACCACACAGACCCAACCGCGGCCGAAATCGGCGGCCGTATCTGGTCGACGTCGATTCCGCGGGTCATATGTGCTCCGATATAGAAGCACGCGACGGTGATGGTGATTGTGAATAGTAAATGAATAGCCATTATCGTAGCCCAGCCTGCGCGAATATGAGCGACTGCTCACACATGGCGCAGCCGCATTCTCTCGCGTTATTCGTGTCGCACGCAGCCAGCTGCCGGTCCAGCTCAGCCTCGCGTATCGCCAGGCGCGACGTACGGTCCACCCTGGTACCACAGACCACCATGCACGTAGCGAAAGAGGCGGCGAACACCCCGGCCCCGACGATGCTGTACCCACCTAGGAACATTGCGGCCCCGATGGCCGTCATGGTCCCACCGATCGCAGTACCTGCAGACACCAGAGCGAACCGTGGCCAGTCCATCGTGTCATTGACACGGAGCCACAAAGCTACGGCGAGGCGGGTCATCGTAGCCCTCCATACCCAAGGTACGCGGTCACTAGAGCTGCGACCCCACTGCGATGAGCCAGCCGAACGCCATGAGCGCCATGGACAAGACGAACACGGGGAGTGGGATCCCCGCACCCCGCGTCGTCGCACAGAATACCAGGGCACCGGCGAGGAACATCAGGATACCGACCATCACCGGCTTCTCCCGTTGTTGCTAGTCATGATGCTGTAGACTATGCCTAGTTGTGCTGCGACAATGATGTGGACCATGAACGATGATGCGATGAAAAATGGCATTACTGTCTCCCTTGTTCGATGAGCTTAGCCTCATCTGGCGTCAATGTATATAGGATGGAACCCGGTCCGCCCGTTGCGTCGGGACCGAGGTTCGCTCCGTCGAGCGTGGCGCCGCATAGCATGGCGCCCCGCAGGTCCGCGCCCCGCAGGTCCGCGCCCGTCAGGTGCGCGCCCGTCAGGTGCGCGCCCGTCAGGTGCGCGCCCGTCAGGTCCGCGTCGCTCAGGTCCGCGTCGCTCAGGTCCGCGCCACGCAGGTTCGCGCCCGTCAGGTCCGCGTCGCGCAGGTCCGCGCCCCGCAGGTCCGCGCAGCGCAGGTCCGCGCCACGCAGGTTCGCGCCCGTCAGGTCCGCGCCCCGCAGGTCCGCGCCCGTCAGGTGCGCGCCCGTCAGGTCCGCGCCCCGCAAGTTCGCGCCACGCAAGTTCGCGTAGCTCAGGTCCGCGCGTGCCCCGGTACTTGGGTCCGCGAGCCAGTCTGCGTGCTGTTTCAGTATGTGATTCAGGTCCATGATAGATATTCTTTTCTTTGCCGCCCGGTCATCGTCGGTAGAGTAACATTCCGGCCCCGAAGGACGCGGTCGGATGACCTCGCCGCTCTAGTGGTCCTTCGGATCTCGGCGATAATGGCACGGAGGTTTCGTCTCATGCATCACCATCGTTCCCGCCGGCCGCTTCTTTAGTCCTGTTTCGGACCCAGTCGTTCACGGTCCCCCGCTTCACGCCGAGCCTCTCCGCGATGCACCCCCGGTCGACGCCCTCGTCGACGAGCTGCAGCGCCTTGGCCATGCGGGCCGCTCGCGCCTCCTTGGATAGTCTTGTTGCCATGGTCCATACCTAGCCCGGCCTCGCACCACCGCCAGTTTCGATGTGGGACATCATGGGGCAGTCGTCGGTGTGGGTCAGGTTGTACGGGTACCCGTGAGTGTGGCCTCCGCAACACCCGCAGACCCATGCAAGGCCGCATCTAAGGACACACCTGGCGCGTAGCTTGGTCATGACGCCCTAGAGCTAGTTCGCTCGTCTGTCTGGTTCATCTTCGAGTTCATACCCTTCCATCGGGCAGCCCTCGGCGTGCTGGACACAGTCGGACTTTCTGGCAAATTCTGTGCAGCATCCACAATGGAGCCAAATGTCCCCGTGTAGATGTACCACGCCGTCCCGTAGCTTCTCGTTCTCAGTTTCGAACTCGCCGACCGCGTTGATGGCGTCGGACACGAGTTTCTTCATGTCGTCCACGGTCATCGGCGTCAGAAACCGTTCCACCAGTTCATCGTGCTTGCTTTGTTTCATCACTCGTCTCTCCAGTCGTCATCTGTGCTTTCTCGTATGCCGCGGCGTTCCCGCTCGCGGCTAGTGACCCGTCCAGGGTCCACAGCTCCGCTCGTCGCTCATCGGGTCGCACCACCGCTCGGGTCCGCCCCCACCGTGTGTATCCTAGATTCGCCAGGATTTCACGCTGCGTGGATATCGCCAGTTTGCGGTGGTCCGCGCGCAGCATCGACACGAACATTGTGCGCGAGATCCACCCGCCACGGAACCCCGGGCGGCCCTCGTCGATCGCGTCGAGCACTTCCTGTTCCACGGGGCTACGGTTTGCCTCGCGGAACTCATCGTAGCTCGATGTCACGGGCGCGCGCATGCACGTCGTGGCGGGGTTCAGCTCGTCCGGTATGGCGTACGTCGCCAGGTAGTCGTGGACGATCGCGTACCCTTCGATTCGGAGCCACCGGTACAGTTCCGGGAAGTAGTCGCCACCCATGCCATCGCGGGCCAAGTGGACCTTCCTCTGCTGGGCGGTGAAAAACACAGCGAACCGCCGGTCTCCCTCGGTGGTGCGGATCGCGTCACGGTGGTTCGAGTTGAGTATGAAATTCGCGCAGATCCGGGCCATCTCCTCGTCACTCTGCATCGCGCGGATCCCGATGACGTCCCCCGTGATCATCGGTTTCAGAGCTTCGAGGATCTCCGTTTTATCGGACGGTACATAGATGTCCTCGATACCGATGAGGATCTTGCCCTGTAGCCACGCGTTGAACTTCGAGCCGAGGTCGTGGGCCTGTGGTGTGTGAGCGTACCTGGACCCGATTGCCTCCATTAGCACGCGGGTGAGTAGCGTTTTACCGTTACCCTCGACGCCCTGGAGCAGTGGCGCCCACTGAAACTTGACGCCCTTATACTGCACCACGGCGGCCATGTACGCCAGGATGATGCTTCGGTCGCGGTCGTCGGGGAGCAGCCGCGCCAGGTGGTCGAGGAACCGGGTCGGGTCGCCAGCGTGGCGGGGCGTTTCGACAGGCCGGTACGAGTTCGCGTGAGTCAGTCCGCCGTAGCTGAGCGGCTTATCCCACTGCGCCGTCGGGTCGAAGCACACCTGGTCAGCCACAGGGCACTGGAACGACAGCGACTCAGTGAATGCCTCCCACGGCTTGCGTGTGCTTCCGGTGCCCGTGTCGTCGCGGGCGAACTCGTACGACGGCAGGACGGCGTTGAACTGCTGCATCGATAGCAGCTGCCCCGACGGCATCATCACGCGGTTGCGGCTGATCACGTAGATGCACCCGGCGAACAGTTTCAACTGTTCTTGTACCGCGAGGAACTGAAGTCCACTGCGCACCTCGCCGCCAGCAGCCGGCTCGGGCGCGACGTAGTCGTAGACCTTCGCCGTGCGTGCCACGACGAACCCGACCGTCAGCGGCAGGTACCGCGCCTCGTCCCATTTGTCGCGGACGAGCTCGCTGCGACGCATGAGGCGGACGATCCGCTCGCAGTCGTTGCCTGTCCAGAACGCCAGGTGTTTCGCCAGCGCTGCGTCCGCTGACGAGCAGTCGAAGTCCCGAGACGGGTCTGGGTATGCCTCGGCGAGTTTGTCGACGTCGCGCGTCCAGAGCGCCTCGAACATCGAGTCCGAGAATAGGCCACCCGATGCGCGCGCCTTGGTGATGAGCACGTCGTCGTCCGCGGGGCCGGTCCAGCCGTCACATGGACCGTCGGTCCAGTCTGCTGCGTCGGCCCGCTCGCCGGCCCGGGCCACCGGTGGGAAGTACTGCGCCGCGAGCACGTGCAGCGCGACGGTGTGGTCCGTGTCGCAGTCACCCTGCGCGCCGGAGCCGATCGCCGCGAACCGGCCCGCCGTGTACAGCTCGCCACCGATCGCGCCACACCGGACGCCGTGGTCCGGCCGGGGCCCCGAGTATCGCCCAAACACGTGGAGCCCGTCGCCGCTGTGGCTGAGCTCCACTTCCGCCCCGGCGAACCGCTGGACCAGCGCGGCGGCATGTGGCTGACAGCCCTCCGGACCGACACAGTAGTCGAGATCCAGGAAGAAATACGGGTCGTCGACGGTGAACACGAACCCGATCATGTGCCCCGTGGCGACTGCGTCGGCGTGACTCATCCACTGCGCCGGGTCCTGCGAGTCCGCGCGGCGGCCGGTCCGCGGGTCGAACGGCACCTTGGCGGGCTTCGGGTCCCCGGCTCGGGGTTCCTCGCGCCACACGATCCATTGGTTGAGGTGTTTCATATATTGCACCGAGCAAGCAGCACCAACGGGCCGACACCCCAGTAGGAGAGGCACAGGTCGTACGGCTCGACGGAGTGGCCCCATTTCCAATGGGTCCGGCATACTCCGAAATGCACGGACCAGTCACCACAGTGTGCGCTCACGAGCCCCGCGTACTCCTTCCACCAGAAGTCGAAAGTCACGAACGGTCCCCCGGCAGCCACCGCCGTAGTCGAATCAGTAGCCACTGTGTAATGAGCGCCAACCTGCCACGGACGCATATTCGTGGCGAGAATTGCACGTAGGCGCCCTCGTACTGGCCCTTGTGGCCGCAGCACGCGTTCATCACCATCGGCAGCCGCCCGAGGCATGCATCGTGTCCATCAGCACGCGTCGGCATGGAGCACTGTCCGCAGTCCCGGTCCGTCATCGCCGTCATCTTGTTCGTGTCCGAGTACCGCCAGCCGCGGCCGTCCCAGTATACCTCGTGTCCCCGTATGTGTGCTGTGGTCATTCGTGTCCCTTTCGTATCCGCCAGCTCCCGGCGGCCTGTGTCGTCTGTGCCCGCATATACGCACGGCACTCCTTGAGGGTCCCACGGAACGGGACCCGGTGGCCGCTCTGCATCGTGATGATCACGAACCAGTTCACCGCGTGCCCTCGTCGGGTAGCGGGAGCCAGCCGAGCAGGCCGGCGACCGTGCCGACCACGTCGAGCCCATTGAGCGCATCCACAAGACGAACCGCCTTGTCCTCGCTCGGACGGTTCGCCGCAGATTTGACAGCCTCAGCCTCGGCGTATGCCCCGGCGGCAATCAGCTCCGTCGTGTACCCGGAGCTATTCGCACGCCACCACAGATCGGCGCCTGCGTTGCCGATGTGCTTTATCAGCCACACGTCGGGTGCGTCCTCCGTCCAACTCGGCACCCGCGCTGCCTTGAGCTCGGCGAGCTCGTCTATCAGACGGCCGAGCGCGTCTCCGATTGCGTCGTAGACATTGCCGTACGGCTGCCCAAGATGCTCACTGTCATCGCCGAAGTGCTCGACCATCTGGTCGGATATCTTGATCACTTGGTCATAAGCATTGCTCGCCAGGACCATGCTTTCGACCCCGCACGGTGGCAGAGGTTCAGGCGACGCCTGCTCTGTCGTGAACAGCAGGACGTTCAACTTGCTCTGTTCGGCCTTCAGGTCGGCGAGGGTCTCAAGCGTGCCACTCATTGCAGCCCTCTCGCAGCTCAACCGCCTGTCCCTATCCGCCAGCTCCTCCCGCGTCTTGTCGTGTGCATCCCGCTCGGCTGCGAGGGCGCGTCGAAGTGCTTGGCTTGTTTCGCTGGTCATGTGCCCTCGTCTCCGTCGGTGTAGAATGATGGCGCGTGCCCGTCGTGCGCCTCGTCATTCTCCGCCATGTCCCTCGCCGTCGCGTAGTCGGGTGGGAGCGCCTCGCTCGAACATGATTGAACGATGGCGTCCGCCAAGTCCTCGGCCCATCCATCCACAGCGCCCGGTCCCAAAGCCTCCTGAGACGCGACGGCGCGACGTGCAGCTGCCATGAGAGATGGGGACGGCGTTCCATCTGTGTGGATTTTACCCGCAGCCGTGCGACTATCCTCCGCCCTGCGCACCATGGCGTCGACCACTGCCTCGTCGGCCTCGCTGGTCGGTATCGGGTTGCAACACGGGCACGCGCGGGTCTGGGCTTCGAGTTCGGCGATGCGGCCCTCTGCTGAAAACCGCCCATCGAACTCGATCTTGTACAGACCAATCAGCCCCTCGAACGCCGCTGCAACCGTGGTCGGGTCGGCGTCGAGCCGGTCTCGAATCATGTCGAGGCCCTTGAGCTTGTCGGTCTCAAGCTCCGCCACGCGGTCGCACGCATCACCGAGTAGCCCAATTGTCGAGCCCGGCCTGTCGTGGGCTTTATTGTCAAGGAACTCCCGCGCTGATTTCAAATCGAAGTTCATCTTATTCTCCCTCCTTACACTCGTTCCACAAGCGCCGCGCGGCCAGGTGCCGTTCCCGCTCGGTCAGCCCCGTTTCGATGTGTCTGTCGATGTAGTTGAAACGCCGGTTGACCTTCGCCGCGGACGCCTCTGCGCCACGCATGGCGTCGACACCGAGGTACCGTGCGAATCGCAGAACATTGAGCAGCAGGTCACCGACCTCCGCCTCGGCGTCGCTGTGTGTCTGAGCGTCGAGCACCTCTTGCAGTTCCTGACGGATACACAAGGTCCACGACTCGGCGGTCACGGAGGGCGCGTGCCCATACGCGGAACGGTTGCTACGTTCGTGCAACTCACGTACTGTTGATATGATGTCTGTTAGGTTCATGACTTGATCCCTATCGCTTCGAACTCGGCCATCGGACAACCCTTACGGTGGGCGATCCTATCGTGCTCGGTATGCACAGCGCCACATGGGATACACGTGATGGTACCCCCGGGCGCCTGTGACTCCACGTCATATCCGGACGCGTAAAACTTCACGACTAGCGCTTCGAGTACTGCAATGTGGGTAATGGCCTGTCGCCCTAGTGGAACGACGTTCACTCCGTGGTGCATTTGGTGCCCAAACAGCCACGCGAAATCCTCCGCCGTCCTCATTGCGTCAGTAGCTCCAGCATGGCGTCGAGCGCCTCGTCCATGGTCCCGGCGTAGCATCCGAAGACCCCGACGGAGGTATGCGGGTACGCGTGGACGTTCCAGATCGCGTCACCCACCACGCAGCTGTTGGCCTCGGCGTCCGTAAAGGCAGCGCCAGAGCCACGCAGATCGAGGAGCTCGTCCCTCACACTACGGTGCGACATCGGGTGGTCGTTCACCGTGACCGTCACAGAGCCTTTGCACATGCTTACAATTCGTTCAGGTTTGTTCATTCTGTCACCCTCCACCATCCACGCTCCTCACCGCCGATGTGCTCTATCGTTCCGGCGCGTTGCATACCGACCATAGCCGACCCAAGCACGGCATGTGTGTGCCGTATGCCATGCTGTCCGGGCCGCACCCATTCGTACGCCGCAGCGGCCTCGCGGCAATCGACACGTATGTCCCGGATGTGGGTCCGGTCGCGGAAGCTCATGTATTCCAAGATGCGGTGCCGTAGCACCGCGAGATTCGGGTCATGTGTTGCCATCGGTTATCTCCAGCAGGTACCGGGCTAGTGCGCGTGCCGAACATGGGGTGAGTAGCATAGCGTTTAGCCGTCCACCGCACTCGACGTCGAGCAGCACTAGGCCCTCAGCCGGGTCGCCATCCTCTTGTAATCCGACACACAGGCTATCGTTCCGAGCAAGCGCGCATTCGAACTGTTTCATTCTGGTAACTCCCCGTTGGTTACGCAGCCCCAGCCGCCGAGCTGCTCGACGACCGCGAGGAACGCTGCCTGTGCTCGCTCGCGTTTCGACTTCCCAGGTTTCCAGTTACCAGCCTTGCACTCGACAGCGGCGAACTGCCCGATCGTGGTGCCGACGTGGTCCGCCGTGATGAGCACGGGTCGGATGCCGATCAGGTCACTCGACTTCAGCATCTTGTTCATGCGGGCCGACTCGTTGCACAGCCCATACCGGACGTGGTCCGCTGTCACACCGACGTTGTTTCTCCACAGACGCCAGCCGCGCTCGCTGGCTTCCATCCGGACCCGGGCTTGCACGCACGCCTCGCTGGCCCCGAGATATCGGTCCGTGACTGTCGACGACGCCTCGACGAGCTCGCGCATCGCCTGGTCCGGGATGCACCACCGCGTGGCCCACGCTTCGATGGTCACGCTGGTAGCTCCGTCACGTACTGCCACTGAGCGCCGCCTTCGCTGTGGTCCGCCACGTCGTACCAGGTACCTTTCGATTCGTCATACATCGCCACGTATGTCCCGTACTGACGCAGCCTGATCATGCGAGTCGTGTCCGGTTGCTCGTCGGTCCAGTAGGTCCACCCACCTGTGTTCATGTCGTCACCACGCTCAGCAGCCCATCCTCGTCGACCGATATGCGGCCGCTATTCAACAGGTCCAAGACCACGGTCCCGAGCATACGTCGGGCTTCGTATGCTCCCCCGAGCGATAAAATCGCCTCAAGCGACCGCCTGTTGACAGGCTGGTACCGGCCGATAAGCGGCAGTACTGTACTACACAGCAAGTCCATCTCGTCTGTGCTCATGTCGTCACCTCGTGCAACAGACCGTCGTCGCGGAGCTCGATCTCACCCGCCGCGAGTAGCCGGTCGACGACACGGAAGAGCACGACGCCCGTGTCACCATCGCGGCCAAATCCCAAGGCTACCCCGCCGAGTTTCTCTTGTGACATCGGCAATAGCTTGTAGAACTCGACCCGGAATATCTTCATATCAATGTCATCCATCGTCGTTCATCCTTTCGGCCAGCGCGGTGGCTTCTTTAGCCTTGAGCCCACACGCGCTCAGCACGTCGATACCATACGTCAGGAAGAACCGTCGGTATATCTGCGCATCATCCGCCCCGCTGGCCCGCCACTGCCCCGATACATCTGCGATGCGGTCCCGCAGCACATCTTGCGCCTCGCGTGTCTCCCGTTGCCGCTTTACATTCGCGGCGACCCCGATCGCGGGGATCCGCTGCGCCGTGTAGTGCTCCCGTGCCGTTTCGTCGTCCCAGATCGCGCGCTCCGCCACGGCCCGCAGTTCCGCGAGCGCGGCTGGCTCCAGCTCGATCAGGTTCCCGTCGCAGCTCGCTGGTGAGCTCCGGTCGCCGGTGACGTGTACGTGGCCGCAGTATGGACACGTGGAGCGCTCACGGGGGTACACCCCAGTGCAGCCTTGGCACACCCGCACCAGCGGTACGTCGTCGGCGCCACCGCTGCGACGCTTGCCACGCGGATCCAAGCTGAACACGCGCGGGAAGTCCGGCGGTCCGTTGTGGCACACGGTGTTGCCGACGTGATCGATGACGACCGCCACATGTCCCGGCCGGATCGCGCGGCCGAATTGCTGGGCGTACACGCCGAACGATTTCGTGGGCCGCGCCATGGACACGACCTCGATGCGCACGTCCACGCCCGAAGCGCTAGCCAAATCGAAGCCCTCGCCGAATAGGTCCACGTTTACCAGCTGGTGCAGTTCGTGGCGCGCGAACTTACGGATCAGGTCGGCCCGTTCCGGGGCTGGCGTATTCGCGGACAGCGCCGCGGCCGGTACGCCCGCATCGCGGTACGCCTGCGCCATCTCCTCGGCAGCCTCGACGTCGGTCACGAATGTCACGCCCAGCCGCCCAGCCGCGTGATCCATATAGTGTCGCACGACGTCCCCCGTGATCTTCGCGGCGCGCATGGTCGACCGCAGCTTCGGCGCGCTGTAGTCACCAGTCGCGGGGCTCGTCGGCACCGCGCTCAGGTCCAGCTGCGCCGACTCGGGCGCGAACAGCCGGTACTCGCTGAGGTACCCGGCGTCGATCAGCTCGCGCATCGACGGCCCGAATATCATTTCCTCGTAGATGCCGTCGCTCGTGACGCCAAGGCCCTTGCCGTCCCCGCGGCACCCGGTGGCAGTGAGGCCCACGACCGTGGCGTCCGGAAACAAACGGACCGCCTTGCCCCACTTGTTCCCTTCGAGCGGATGGTGCCCCTCGTCCTGGATGTACATCCGGACCGACTTGGCCCACTTCGGGCACGCTTGTTTCATTGAGTCAACGCCCGCGACACCAATACGGGCCACCGGGTCCACGAACGACCGACCAAACGCACGCGCATTCGATGCGGCGATCTGCTTTATCGTTGCGCGCGGTGCGATGATTCGGTGCGGCACGCCCTCCGCCGCGAGGCTCCGTGATATTTGGGAGACGAGTTCCTTACGGTGCGCGACGGCCACTGCCGCGTATTGGTACTCTGATAGCAGCCTGCTGAAGATTACGGTCTTGCCCGCACCGGTCGGGAGAATCGCTAACACCGCGCGCCGAGCGAGGACACGGACCCAAATGAGGTCTAGTAGGTCCTGCTGGTACGGTCGTAGCTGCACCGCGTGACCATAGCCGTTGACGCCCGAGCCGTCCAGTGACATACACACTGGGCATGGATATCACTATTACGATTCCGTTGACTGTCGAGGGGCTGACCGAGGCTGTGGACCAGTTGAGTCAGCACCGTGACGCGCTGTCCGCAGCAGAGGCGCTCGCGTCCGCGGATGCATGGGACGAGGACGTCAACGGCCCCGCGGCCAACGGCGGCAGACCGATCCCGTTCCGGGTAGCCACTGAAGAGGAACGCAGCGCGGCGGCTGCGGGCATCCCGTTGCCCGGCGAGGCCGCTGACACGGACGCAGCGATGGCACGCACGCCACCACTGGCCCCGAGTAACCTGGACTCCGCGGGCGTGGCGTACGACCCGGAGATACACACAAAGTCGAGGGTGAAGAAGATGAACGGCGAATGGAAGGCGAAGCGTGGCACCGGTGTCGCACCACCACCGCCACCCCCGGCTGGGCCCGAGGTCGCGGCGCTGCTCGGTAAGCTGATCGCGGCAGGTGTGGACCATGCGGTCCTCGACGCGTCTGTGTCGGAAGCGATCGGCGTCGACGAGGGCGGCCTGAAGACCGTGCTCACAGGTACAGACGCTGCTGTGACCGAGAAGGGTCGGCTGTGCCTCGAAGCACAGTGCCTCGAAGCCGGGGTGGCGCTGTGACCGGCGCCGAACTGGTTGCGGCGTACGCCGGGGGCCATCGAGATTTCAGCTCCGCGGACCTGAGCGGCGCGATCCTGACGGGCGCGATCCTGACGGGCGCGAACCTGCGTGGCGCGGACCTGCGCTGCGCGGACCTGCGTGGCGCGGACCTGCGCTGCGCGGACCTGCGCGACGCGGACCTGATGCGAATCACGCTATGCGGCGCCACGCTCGACGGGGCGAACCTCGGTCCCGACGCAACGGGCGGACCGGGTTCCGTTCTGTGCACACTCACGCCAGATGAATGGGCCGTCGTCACGGCCGGGCGGGCTGCCACGTGAGATTTCGTCCGTCGAGCGCGCACCGCTGGTGGGGCGGCGGGTGCACGGGCTCCGTCCAGGCCGAGGCCGCTGTGCCGAGGCCGCCGTCGGGTGACGCAGCGACCGAAGGCACACGGCTCCACGATGTCGCTGCGTCGCTCCTGACCAGCGGATGTAACGACTGCGACCCCGACGACTGGGAGCAGGTTGGCGCGTACGTCGATGAGGTGCGGCGGCAGGTCGGTGACAGCGGTGATCTGCTGGACGTGGAATGCGACGTACTGTCCAGCGACCTGGGAATCAGCGGGACAATAGACGCGCGCACTAGGAGCAGCACAGGGCGAACGATCACGGATTTGAAGACCGGACACCGGCCCGTCGAGGTGTTCGAGAATCGCCAGCTCCTTGTGTACGCGATATGTGACGTCGACCGCGGCGCCACCAAACTCGTGATCGTCCAGCCAAACGGGTGGCACCGCGACGGGCCGGTCCGGCGGTGGACCGTTCCGGACCTGGCTCCGTATCGTGCCGATCTGGTACGCGTCATGGACGAGGCGCGCAACAGCCCGCGGCTCGTGGCGACGCCGGAAAACTGCACCTACTGTGCCGCCGTGACGTCGTGCGAGGCGGCGCGGGCCGTCACGCTGGGAGGCGCGGACATGGCGCTGAAACACACGGGTTTGCTGCCACCCGAGGCGATCAAGTCGGAGCTCGTGACGCTCCGGACGACGTTGAAGCTGACGCAGATACGGCTCGATGCGCTCGAAGCCGAAGCGGAGCAACGGGTCCGAAGCGGCGAACGGATCCCCGGCTGCGGCATGCGTCCCGGGCGGGGCGGGTCGCTCGCGTGGTCCCGTGACGAGGCCCAAATCCGTGCCATTTGTGGGATGGTGGGCGTCGACCCGACCCGGACCAAATTGATCACGCCGACCCAAGCTGAAAAGGCTGGAGTTCCACCGGAGCTCGTGGCATCCATGTCGACACGTGGGCCCACCGGTATGGTTCTGTCCACAGACGTAGCGGCGGACGCCGCGGAATTGTTCGCAGATGATTGACTTAAAACACATACTGGAGGAGCACGCAGCCTGGCTCGCGGACAGCAGTACCGGGGCCCGCGCGAACCTGAGCGACGCGAACCTGCGCGACGCGAACCTGAGTCGCGCGAACCTGAGCGACGCGAACCTGAGTCGCGCGAACCTGAGCGACGCGAACCTGCGCGACGCGAACCTGAGCGACGCGAACCTGCGCGACGCGAACCTGCGCGACGCGAACCTGCGTCACGCGCACCTGAGTCACGCGGACCTGACGGGCGCGATCCTGACGTGCGCGTGCCTGCGTGGCGCGGGCCTGCGTGGCGCGCACCTGAGTCACGCGGACCTGACGGGCGCGATCCTGACGGGCGCGGGCCTGAGTGGCGCGGGCCTGAGTGGCGCGATCCTGACGGGCGCGTGCCTGCGTGGCGCGGACCTGCGTCACGCGGACCTGCGTGGCGCGCACCTGCGTCACGCGAACCTCCGTGACGCGGACCTCCGTGACGCGGACCTGAGCTACGCGAACCTGACGGGCGCGGACCTGACGCGCGCGAACCTGAAGAATACAATCGGATACAATCATGACTGACCCAAGCAATACATTCGTTACTCCTATCGGCCGCATCGTCGGGGGCTCACTGTCCCGCCAACAGACGAAAGGTTTCGGCGGCGTCGTGCTGGACCAACCGATCTGGACCGTTGACCTCGCGGTACCCAAGGCCGATGCACTGAATCTCATCGCACAGATCAAGGCCGTCGCGGCTGCCGATTTCGCGGCCAAGCCTCACTTGGCGGAGCGAAAGGACTTCGCGTTCAAATACGACGACGGTGACTCCGGAGAGGCGAACTTGAACGGCCTCGTGTACAACACTCGTGAGGGATACCGTGGTCACACCGTGTTCCATATCTCGAACCGTTTCGAGTTCGGCACCGTCGGACCAGGCCGTCAAGAGATCGATCCAGCCACGATCAAGACAGGAGACTACGTACGTTTGGCTGGGTCGATCAAGGGTAACGACCGCGACGACAAGCCCGGTGTGTACTTGAACCTCAGCGGTGCGCAGTTCATCCGTGTCGGCGAGGCGATCGACACGGGGGGCGGGGCAGCCAACGCTGCAGACCTGTTCGCGGACCAGCCTGTCGGTGAGCCCCCGGCGGGGCTACCGGCTCACGACATCGTTGCGAACGTCATCGCGCCGCCGCCACCGCCACCCGCTGCGGGGCCGACACTCACAGCCAAGGGTGTGTCCGAGGGCTGCGACGTCGACGCATGGGTCGCCAGCGGGTGGACGCTTGATTCCCTGAGGACTCAGGGATACATCGAGTGATACTCAACCCGGCGCTAAGGTACATATGCGAGGCACTGTTGCTCTCGCTTCTGATACTAGCGGGGTACATCATATGGATATCATTAACATACTGAAACAGCACGGGGACTGGCTCGCGGACAGCAGTACCGGGGCCCGCGCGAACCTGCGCTGCGCGTACCTGAGTGGCGCGAACCTGCGTGGCGCGGACCTGACGGACGCGGACCTGAGTGGCGCGGACCTGAGCTGCGCGAACCTGCGGGGCGCGGACCTGAGTGGCGCGGACCTGAGCTGCGCGAACCTGCGGGGCGCGGACCTGCGCGACGCGGACCTGCGCGACGCGTACATGAGCGGCGTCAAAGTATCATCCGAAACTAGGTTCTGATGACACACATCGACTTCGAGACCTTTTCAACAGCGGGGTACCGCTGGGACCCAGAAGCACAGAAATGGGAACGTCTCGAAGGCGCGTCCGCGTCGGGGCTACCCGGCGTCGGCGCGGAAGTCTACGCTATGCACCCGTCTACCCGTGTCATTTGCATCGTGTACAACGGCACGCGGTGGCGGCCCGGTGCCCCGGACCCAGTGGAACTTCTGGACCATGTCCGTGCCGGCGGGATACTAACGGCGCACAATTCACAGTTCGAGTGGTGGATCTGGCGTGGCGTCTGCGTCCGCAAGCATGGCTGGCCTGAGTTGCCCCTGGCGAACATCCTTGACACCGCGCCACGATGCCGCGCGTGGGGCATCCCGGGGTCACTCGCCGAGTCGAGCCGTGTGCTTGGACTCGCGGACCAAAAAGACAAGCGGGGGCCGGCACTGATACGTCGGTTCTCGATCCCGAGGAACCCGACGAAACTGGACAAGAGGCTCGTGACGCTGCCTCACGACGACCCCGAAGCCGCCGAGGAGTTCGAGCAGTACTGCGAGCAAGACGTCGCGGTTGAGACTGCGCTGGACGCTGCGCTGCCACAGCTCACACCAACCGAGCAACGGGTGTGGGAACTGGACCAGCGGATCAACGTGCGCGGCGTGCCTGTCGACGTAGCATCTGTCGACGCGGCCTGCGAGGTACTGCGGCAGGCGGACCGCGTCCTGAACAGCGAGATCAAGCGCATCACCGGTGGCGCCGTTGAAACGCACGCGCAGCGGACCCGGGTGATCGCGTTCTGCGCATCGCAGGGGGTCCACCTGACTGGGTACACCGCAGATCAGATTGCGGCGGCTCTCGAAGGTAACAGTATGTTCCAGCTTGGCACCAAGGTCGCAGTGGACGGGGCGCTGGACCGCGGCGACCTGCCACCGGTGGTCCGCCGGGTACTGGAGATCCGGCAGCAGCTCGGGTCGACGAGCACTGGTAAGGTGTGGGCGTTCGCCACGCACGTCACAGCCGAGGCGCGGATCCACGGGACGACGCTGTACTGTGGCGCGCACACTGGGCGCTGGGCGGGCCGTGTGATTCAACCGCAGAACATGCCGCGAGGCGACGCCGATTCGTGTCTGCCGCCGGGCGAGAAGTGGTCCCCCGACGTGACTGACAGGTTTCTCGCGGACCTCCAGTGCCGGGACTTCGTTGCACTACAGTCGCGGTGGGGCGACGTGCTGCGGTGCATGGCAGCGTCGTTGCGCGGCCTGATCTGCGCGTCGCCGGGCCACGAGCTGATCGCGTCCGATTACACCGCGATCGAAGCGGTGGTGCTGGCGGTACTCGCTGGCGAGCAGTGGCGGATCGACGTGTTCCGCACGCACGGGAAGATCTACGAATCGTCCGCTGCGAAGATCACGGGGAAGTCCCTGGAGTTCTACGCGGAGCACAAGGAGCGGACCGGATCGCACCACCCGGACCGGGCGTTGGGGAAGACGGCGGAACTCGCGTCGGGGTACCAGGGTGGCGTGAACGCGTGGAAAAACCCGAGCTGGGACGCCACTAAGTTCTTTACGTCGGACCGATGCGAGGAGTACCGAGACCGGTGGGAACGCGACAAGCGACGGGACCAGTACACGCTCCAGGACTACGCGGTCCAGTGCCAGGTCTGGGCGTGGCGGCGGGCGAGCCCGATGGTCGTCAAGCTATGGGAGGGCCTCGAAACGGCGGCCCTCAACGCCATCCGTGACCCGGGCATGGCCCAGCGATACAGGCTACTGTCGTACGTCATGGAACCGGACGGCGTGTTGTACTGCCAGCTCCCGAGCGGCAGGCGCATCGCGTACCACCGCGCGTCGATCGGCGTCGGGCGGTTCGGCAAGCCCAACATTGTGTTCTGGGGGAACAACTCGGACCGGCTGAAGGGCCCGATCGGCTGGATAAAGATGGACACGTACGGCGGGAAGCTCACGGAGAATGCGACCCAGGCCGTGGCACGTGATATTCTGGCGCACGGGATGCTCGGCCTCGACGCGGCAGGGTACCCGATCGTGATGCACGTGCACGACGAGGCGATCGCCGAAGTACCCGAGGGATTCGGTAGCGTCGAGGAGTACGAGCGAATCATGAGTGACATGCCCACATGGGCACGAGGGTGGCCCATCCGCGCCGCGGGTGGCTGGCGAGGAAAGCGATTCAGGAAATGACTGACACATCAACAGCAACTAAAACAGCGCCCTGTTTCTTCGGCCTCATTTTTATTGCTCTGCTCACCCTGAAGCTCGCCGAGGCTGGCTCGGTTGCGACTCTGTCTTGGTGGTGGGTGATCGCGCCCTTGTTCGCACCGCTAGTCGTGACGTTTCTGGGAGTGTTCATCGCAGGTATCGTCGGGGTGTTCAAATGATACTGCGCTACGTAAGGGTCTGGTGGGACGCCAGCTACGGGTTGTTCTGGGACTCGAACGGCAACCCGTGGAGCATCGCCGACGTGGCGCGGGAGACACGACGGTGACAGACGAGTGTATGGACTGGTGGGCCAAGGATACATCGGGTGGCAATAGCGACAAGAGTATCCTAGCCCGTCTCAAGGAAGCGCACGCGTTGTTGTCTGCCGAGCCGGGAGGCCTTCAAGACATGCACGGACGTGGCTGCGTGTACGGGCGAACCGTGATGCTGCGAATGGAACTACTAATCCAGCTCGCCGAACGGAGCGGCATACGATGACCTCCGGTCCGCGCACGCTGTTTGGGTCACGCGTCGGCATCGAGCAAACCGTGTTCACCCCCGAGTCTATTCTCCGTGTGGTGCGCGATTTGTGGGGTGGAACGATCGCGTACGACCCGTGCCACGGCCACCCCGGGCAAGTACTGACGAAGGCGGGACGGGACGCTGTAGCCAACGAAACGAAGGACCGGGGCGTCGTGACGAGTCGGATACTGGTCGACGACGACCTCGCGCGGATCGCTCGCCGCTGGATACCCAGATGCCCGCGGACGTGTGTCGACATGGACCTCGCCGTCGACGTCAGGTCACTCGTCAACGCCACGGCATGGACCGACTGCGACGGGCTCACTGCGCCGTGGCCAGACGGCACGTTCGCCAACCCGCCGTACGACAAACTCAAGGACTGGCTCGCGTGGTCGCTGGAACAGAACACGGACCACGTGATGCTCGTGCCTGTCCGGCCGCATCGCAAGTGGTGGCGCGAATGGGCGCGCAAGTGCGGCGAACTGGTGTACCTCAACCCTGTGACATTCGAAGGGCACAGCCAGAGCTTCCCGGCCCCGCTGTGCCTGGCGAGGCGGGTGACGTCGCAGTCGTACAACCCACTTGGGGACCTCTGCAAAGCGGCCGGAATCGGAGAATCGATATGACAAACGAAGAACTAGCAACAATGTTGACCGCGGTATCGGACGAACTGGACGAACGAGACATGCACCCGAAGTACGGGAGACTCCGTGAGATCGCAGCGGCTCTCCGTCCGAAACGGGTGTACGTGTGGGTTGCCGCGGCGAAGTCGTCCGGGTTGTATCAGTACTGGCACTGGAACACAGCCGACAATATGTGGCGTTACGCAGCGGGCTACCTCGGGATCGGTGAGATCTTCGCCGACCACCAGCCTCGTGCGTCGCTGACGCTGGCGGAAATGAACGTGACTCGTGTCCGTGATGTACCCGCGAACTGGAACTGCAAACGATGAAAGTGTTCGCGGCTGGCCCGTTGAAGCACACGGGGGAGATCCGGGCGAAGCTGCGCGACTCGGGCAACGAGGTCCATACCGCGACTCGGCCCGCCGTCACTCCCGAGGAGATCGGTGGCCTGGTCCAGTGGGTCGTCGTCAACTGTGACGGCGTCTACATGCTGCCGCTGTGGCGCTCGTGCCTCGTGGCCCTTGCTATTCGAGCTGCCATGAGGGCCGCCGGCAAGAGTGTCGGCGGCCTGGAGTAGCTACTCGGCCCGGACGACCCGGATGCGACGTACCGGGTCGTCAGGGGTCACGAGCAGGGACTGCCACCGCCCAGACTGCAGGCTCACGACCCAGTCGTCGGGTCTTAGCAGGTTCTCCGCGGCCGCTGGGCTGTCGGCTTCGCACGTCTCGACTTGTCCGGTCGGAACGAACGTGGCTCGCGTCCAGTCCCACTGCTCGTACGTCCCGACGTACCGGTGTTGGACCGGGGCGACGAGGCTGCCCGCCAGCTGCACGGTGAGGCTGACATCCAAGTCCCGCGGGTTCCCAGACGCCGCGGGGCGTACGGCGACGTCGACTGGGTCGGCTTGGATCAGGCCACCGGCGGCCAACCCACGACACCACGAGTTGAAGTCTCGGACGGCTCCCTCGATGGCGTCTCCCTCCGGTTCCCCCGGTATCATCCCAACATCTCCGAAGCACTCGGCGCCGAACGTCACGCCGCCGATTGTGATGGACTCGATCTGGTGTGTCTGGACCCGCGTCGCCTCGATGACCCGGAGCTTGTCCGGCGATGTCGCGTACGTGGTCGGCCCCCGCTCCACGATGCGCCACGTCGCGTCGACGCCATACGGGGCCATCGCGTCACCGGCGCTAATCTCGGACCTGTGGCGAACCATGCCGCCCGGGATAGGCACGAGGTCGGCGGTGGCGCTGTCGCGGCGGAACTCTTGAACGCGGGTCATGACGCACCCTCATCGACGCGGACGATGAAGCCCTTTGCGAGGCAGTCCCGGGCGGTATTATCGTGGAGGCCGTCGTTAGGATCGCCCTGGAACCCATACGCGTGTCCCTTCGAGGTCCAGGCGTAGATGGGTTTCGGTTCGTCGACGGGGTCCGACCGTCGCGCCACGTACTGCTTGGTACCGTCGGGGGATTTCGCGGACGTTACGCCGTCGCCGGACTCTTCGATGTCCCAGTCAGGCGTAACGCCGAGCGTCGCCAACGCGTCGCCAACGTGTGTGGCGCACTGCATGGCGGGCTGAACCTGACAGCGTCCATGACCCGGACCTGCGACCGGTACTCCGGGGACGCGCTCATACTTGTCTATCAGATACAAATGACTCATCTGACCAGCACCATCGCACGGATCGTCGTGGGCTTGAGGGCCGCGAGCACCGCAAGCTGCAATCGGGACGCTTCGGGCATGTCGTGCGGCACGGCCTCGGCCATACCCGTGTGGTTCCAGGTGAGACGCCAAGCCATCGGGGATCCGGTGCGAAAATCGAGCAACATACCGGAAACATCGACACGCGCGCCGGCGGGTTGAGCCCCGTAACGGGACATTACAGAGCGTTACGCCGCGTGCGCCAGTAGTCCCGCTCGGCCTCGCGGTGCGCACCCTGTGCCTGCCACTCCTCAGCCTCGCGCTGGCGCTGAAGATCCATTGCGGTCATGTGCTTGACGATCGCCGCCGTCAATTTGTACAGAACGAGTGCCACGACCCCCAGCGCGGACGTTGTCGACCCGTGCATGAGCACGTCCTGGGACTGCGACGATACCGCGGCGATTGGGGCGGCTGCGACGGCGACGGTTGCTGCGATCACTACTGGGTCAAAGGGCACGTTCATAGAGTATCACGCCCCCATTTGTGACTCGACGGCGGGCGATTCGTCGAAAAAGACATCGAACCCGAACCCCCGGAGCTGCCCGTGTCAATCATCGGCCCACACCAGGAGCAACGCGACACCATAGAGCGTCGCCGGGGTCGGGGTCCCCAGGAACCTCATGACGACGGTGGTAGATGTCACCACCGTGATGTCCCACGCAGCGATCGTGGTGCTCTGGTTCTGGACGAAGGCGTACGGGATTTCCGATCCGGTCGTCGCGCCGTCCTGAAATGTGTAGGTAATCGTCGGGTTCGCGCCCGGGGCTGCGCCACTGTTCGGCGTAAGTCGGAGGAGCGAGTCCCTCGACCCAAGTCCGACGCCGACCGATGCACCGGCGCCCCAATTTACGTTCAAGGCCAACGACCCGGGCAAAAGGAATGAGGTTCTATCCAGAAACAGACGACCGCTGTGAACCTCGCCACCGTAGAACGCCCCCCACCGTAGTAGGTTACTACCGATCGACCTCGTGTCTGTGGTCTGTGGGTTGATTCCGCCGGCACTGAATATGGCGGAGAATGACCCACCGACGGATACACCGAATATGTCATTGTTGTGGTCGAACAGCAGGATGAACTTGTCGTCGTCGCCAGTGTCTCCCGCGATGATCCTCGACTTGCCAGTCGTGCCGGATTTCATCCATATGCCTGTGTCACTGCCGTTACCTAGAGCCAAATCCTGAGCACCAGTCGGGGCCGCCGTCGGGTCGCCGCCACTGAACCCAGCGGCACCGGTGGACCGCTGGATCTCGGCGTCTTCGTCCCACACGTTGCACTGTGTGTCGAGGATCGAAGCAACGCGCGTCACTGGGAGCCCCCCTAGGATCGTGGTTCGTGAGTCGACCACATCATCGACGTTGTCGTAGTGGTACGCGAACGTTTGCGTAGCCACGGCCTGGTCGTCACCAAACACACAGCCAACGAGGGTCACAGCTGTGACACCTGCGCCACTGGATGGGTCGAACACGAAACTCGATCGGTCGCTCGCTTTCGAGGGGTTCACGTTGTTGTTTAGCGACGTGACCGATACGCACTGCACAACGCATGCCTGGTCCAAGATCCGTATGCCTGCGAGGTCCGCGCCGTACACGTTGCAGTTCGAAATCCGGATCGAACGCGACGCGTGGGGGCTCGACGCTGGGTTGACGATATTGATCCCGTTCTCAAACGACCCAGCTGAGATACATCCTTCGATGTCGAGCGACAGCGCGCCGCCGACGGACAGGTCCACGCCGTCAAACCGGCACGACTTGAACGACACGCGGTCCCACCCAGCTGTCGATGCTGTCGGGAACTCGCACGTAGACGACGTGTCCGATTGGATCCTCGTTCCGCTCACCGCGACAGACGTGAACACCGACGTGGCTCGGCTCTGAAAGTCCCAGACGTCGCCCGTGTACGCGCCCATGACGATCTCGCAATCGGACATTCTGAATGTACCCGGCCGACTGATGCGAGACGTCGTGTCGTCCCATTGGATCAGGGCGCGGCCCGCTGAGATGTTGATCTGTGGCGTGATCTTGCAGTTGGCGACAGAGACGTCCCCGCCGGTCATGTCCGCCAGCGTAAGGGCCCAGCCGCCGCCGAACGTGCCGAGTGCGTTGTACTGCTGGCCCTCAATGGTACTATCTGCGATCCTGTGGTGGTCGCCACCGAGCAGGACACCGGCGATGGTCGAGCCCGTGACCGACAGGTACTCGGTGTTCGAGCGACATCGGATCGCGCCTTGCGACGACCCGTGCTGCGTGCCGAAACACCCGGACACAAATATCTCGCGGTTTACGATCGTGTTGTCCGAGTCGACTCCCCCGTGCCCCGTGGCGAGCATACTGAACGAGCCACCCCCGGTCACCCGGGTCAGGTACACCCGTTGGCAGTGCCCGAGGTACACGCCGGCGTTGAACGTCCCGCTGATCGCCTCGTTCCGTAGTGTCACGTCGGTGACCCTGGCGTTGTACGCGTGGGCCATCGACAGCAACTCGGAATTGGAATCTGAAATCTGAAGGTCCGTGAAGTCGCAATCTCGACCGAAGTCCACGAGAATCACACGACGTGTGCTGATGGGCGACACACCTGTGATCTTCAAGTTCCGGATCGACACCCGCACGGGAACTTGTTTTCGTACGGAGCAGTTCCCAAACGCGTAGTCCGTCGGACCACCAGTCACCGCCGTGTTCGTCGTAGCATACGCCGGTGACGTCACGTCCAACGTGGAGCTACTCACGACTTCCGCGACCTCGAAGTACTCGCCCGCGCGGTACGCCGATTCGTCTGACGAGTAGCTGGAACTCCGGATGTCAACGACGGAGAATACGTCACCTGCGACGAGGCCATGCGACGCGGAGAACGACAGCAGTCGCTGTCCGGGTACGACGTCCGACGACAGTGCCGGTACCGCCGTGTCGCTGCCGGTCGCGTGGATGCACGAGGCCAACGGGAACGACCCGGTGGCGCCCGCGAACGTTATCTCGCCACCGATACCACGCAGTACGATCTTGTCGCCGAGGTTCAAAGCCGAGTCGCAGAGGTACACGCCGGCGTCGATCTCGACCACGCCCCCGCCCCGTCCGATCTGTGTCGATATCGCAGCCTGGATCGCAGCCTGGTCGTTCGTGGCGCCGTCACCGAGCGCGCCGTACTGGCGAGGGTTCAGGGTGACGTCAGCTATCTGGAGCTGTCGGCCATCCGCGTCGTAGACGAACCCAAGATCGAACTCTGTGGTACCCGCCTTTCCGGGGGTAGTGACGCCCGTCGACACCCACGCGGACTGTCCGCCGTCACCAGCCGCCGCGTACCCGAGCGTCGTGAGCCCCGGTGCGGATGCGAGGGACCGCGTCAGGATGTCCGTGGTGGCGTCGACCGACTGACCGAACAGTGTAGCGAGCGCGTCGAAGTACTGCGACACGTCCGCGGTCTCTGGTACGTCTGTCGGGGTGATACCGGCGTTGACCAGCAGCGCTTGCTGCAGGCCCCAGATGTCTTCGATGACCTCCTTGATCCATGGCGTACCCGTGTTGTCCCCGGGGGACACAATGTCCTTTGGGCCAGCGTACGGGAATGACGGCGACGGCAGCGTGGTTTGCGTGGGGTATCGGGCTCCGGGGTTGATGGCCATGGGGGTCACACGTATTCGACTCGCAGAACGAGCCACAGATGGGCGGGACAGATTTTACGGCAGAGCGCTTCGAATTCGTCCTTGCGCTCGACGGGGATAGACACGACATCGGGGAATGTCTCGCCGCCGATGTACAGATAGTACGGGTGCACCGACTCGGGACCGACGTAGCTGTACGCCACGAGCTCGGTCTCGTATGCCGCGAAGTACCCCGAGAGCGCACGGGGCTCGCCCGACTGCGCGAACGGTTCGCCCGCTCCGATTTGCCCGCCAGGGAATGTCGTCCGGATGATGTTGGCGATCAGGATCCCGTCCGAGTCCGTGCCCCCGTACTCGGGCAACAGATAGTCACGGGGGTCGCGGGCTGCGGGGTATCCGGCAGCGTTCAGGACCCACCACTCGTGCGTGAACACAGGGAACCCTTGAGCGGTCAGCGTGTCCGTGATGTACCCTGGCGACTGTCCGCCGAGAGCCTGCCACGTCGCGGCGAGTCGGTCGCGTCGCTCCTGTTCCGTCAGGTCACTCGAAGACGGTAGAGCCCACTGTCGTTCCCACGAAATCAGGCCGGTGCCGGTGCCGAAACTCGTCGTCGCGGGAATCAGCTCGGACCACACACCATCGGCGTTGTCCTGCGCGGCGTCCAGCGACGGGGTGATCCCTTCGATCAGCCAAGTGAACGGCCGCTTGTAGACGAGGTTCCACTGCTTCGACTTCGGGAACAGGTGTCGCAGTGTGTCGAGAGCGGTCATGTCAGAACAATCGTCGTTGTGACTTTGGCCTTTTGGCCCTCGACGAGCGACACCGTCTGAACCGACGCCGTGGCGACCGTCTCGGATTGATAGGTCACGTCGAGCTGCGCAGCCTTCAGCGGGTCATCGTCGTACGACCGGACCTCGCGGTCGCTACCTGTCGCGGCCGTGGCGATGAACGCCATCGAGTTCAGAGCCGCCCACCCGGGTACGAGCAGTATTTCCTCGACCGAACTCTTGAGGTCGACGACTTCGACGCTATCGACGGACCACGCTCCGGGGATCCACACTGTGCTGTTCACCGTAGTCGCGCGGGCCGAGATATTGCTGGCGCCGGTCGTGAAAATCGGGGCGTCGTCGACCGATTCGCCGCGGATGGTGACCACGGAATACGGGTTCTTGGCACTCGGGCTCGTGAACGTCAGCGTTGCTGACAGGATCGTAGCTGCCGGCGGGATGTTCACGTTGACGAAACGGAAGCCCGTCGTGGTCGTGGCGTCGAAGTTTAGGACGGCGCCGGTGAGGTTCACCGAGCCACCGACCTCTGACGCGTCGTTCGCTGACGCGGTAACAAGTGCATTGTACGACGTCTGGGACAAGACGTTGGTCTTCAATAGCACGGTTGAGAACGTGGCATTGTTCGCCTGCGCGACGTCGAATACGACCCCGGATACCTCGGCGATCGTGATCCTATCCCGAGGTATCACCGTCAGGCCGCCGATGAACGGCTCGTACGTGGCGAATAGCGTGTCCATCGCGTCCTGTATCGCCGTGGTCGTGGTCGTCATATCCGGCGCGTCGAGCCCATGAACGTCGACCTCGAATTCCTTCCGAGTGATCGGTAGTGCAGTGAACAGCGAGTTCGCTGGGCGACGGGTCGCGCGACCCGATACGTCGAGGTTCACCGACGCTTCAACTGCGTCGAGTTGCGGCTGCGTAGGGATACCGTCGGGGCTGCCGGAACTCACCGGGTCGGCCTCACAGTACCCGTTCACTGTCCCTGGAATACCGACGTACGGGTACAAGTTGATGATCCCGGCGGCCTCTTCGCCCCATATCTCGTAGTCCGCCAACGCGCCACCCTGCGGCGGCTTCTGGAACCGGTCGATAACCCGCTGCCTGTACTGCGGAGTCGGCTCGGCATCCTCGCCGGACGTGACGACCGATGCGACTGGGGCGTCCCGGAGCGCGTCGGCGATCGGGCTCGTGAATGACACGAGGTCGCCCACTTCGAGGTTCCCGATCGCGCCGAGTCCGTCGCCATCCGTCTGGTCCGAGACAGCGACGATGTTGATCGTCTTCGTCGCGGCGTCACGCAGGACCGTCGCCGTCGTCAGGTAGATCACGCCGGTCGGGCTGTACACGAGCTGAGTCCCGGCGATAATCGGGTCACCCGTTTGATTCGTGACCGTCACCGTGGCTGTGAGCTCCGCTGGGACAGCAGGCACAGGGTCGCCCGCTCCAACGAGACGGCCCAACTCGATCAACGGGGTCACGGTCACGCCGTTGATCGTCGTAGGTTCGGCTGACGCCGTCGACACGAACAGCTGCAGGTACATGAAACCGGTGTACTTATACTGGAGTACGAGTACGCCTGCGATAGCTTTGGCGAGGACTCGAACGAACGCGACGGCGAGAATCGGAACGGGTGCACCGATCTTTGTCTCGACATCCGTGATGATCGTCGATGCGATCTGCGCGACTGATAGCGGGGTCTGTGCCATGGGTGGTACTCGTTACGCGGCGCAAGACAATGGAGGTTCAGTCGGCCCGGCTAGCCAATTCTCCCGGTAAACAAACGTTTCGGTATCGTCGCGCGACTCGACAATCACGGTGATGACGACACGTCGAGCTGCTTCGATAGTGGCTTCGACTAAGACACTCGTGGCGACTCCGGTGGAGATCATCCACGCGAGGTCTTGGTCCGCGGCTTTCGTGATTCGAACGAGGTTACCGCTCGACAGCGGGATACCTGCGATCAACGTGCCCGTGCGGCCGCGGATGTGGCGGTTCGTGTCTGCTTCGAGGTGATTGCCCCAGTACTGTTGCTTGCTTTCGAGTTCGCCAGTGTCGCGCTGGTTTCCGCCCATGAGCGAGATGTACACGGCGCCCGACAGCCCACCGGAGCGCTGCGGTTCGCCGCCGTTCCACATGATGTCGCCGCCGTCGGGACAGGGGCCCCACAGGGCGTCACCTTGGTATGGGTTAGTCGCGGTCATGGTCCGGGGGGTACCTGCCCGATGTACGACACGCCGAGAAGCGTTTTTAGCGCTGCACCACCGTCGTTTGGCGCAGGGCTCCAAGCTTTGATCGCGGTGTGCAACGCTGCGAAATGCGCTCCAAGGTCAATTCCCGTCTGGAATGCCACGGAAGCGCCGGAGATCGAGATCGATCCGTCTGCAGCGATCTCGACGGTGGACCCGGTCGCACCCGTGACCGTGACTGTCCCGTCACCCTGCATGTAGACCTCGGCCACCTGCGCGCCGCTGGAGTCGCGGGCGTACAGTCGTCGCTCCCCAGGCTCGGCGGTGCGGGCCGTGGCGTCGGCGTATGCGACGGCGGCGAGCGTCTCGGTCTCCCCGTCGAGCTTGACGAGCAGCGCATCGTCGTCGGGCAACGGCGGAGAGTCTTCACCAGCGGGACCGAACACGTCAGCATCAGCGAGGTCGCCGCCTCCGAGGTCCACTTGGATCTCGGCGCCATCGTCACCGTCGGGGCGGTACTCGCTGACTGGGCTTACGCTGCCTGGCATATCACTCCCATGGTAACATGATGGGCGCGTCGCCGCCAAATGCCCCTGGCAGCATCAGGAGCAGGCTTGCGGTGTCTCCACCGTCGACCCGGCGTTCGAATCGGACCGCTCGAATCTGGAATTTGTAGGGCCGCGGGACGAACACGCTGGGTGCCGTGAGCTCGATCGTGTCGCCCGGGTTCCACGCCACGTCAGATGGGTCGTACCACGTCGGCACGTCGACCGTGTAAGTCACCGAGTTCGCCAGCAGCCGGCCCGCTGCGGCTTGCGTGGCCACCGGCAGCTCGGATCGGGTGACATCGCGGATCGGGATGGTCACTGGTCGTACGACCCCGAGCTCTTGCGCGCGTGGATTCAAAACCGTGTACTGCCCCCCACGTTGCCCGCGGCGGTTAGTCCTCAGACCCGTCACGTGGCTGTAGTATTTCTGCGGGTCGAACGTCGGTATTACCGACTTGATCGGCCACTGCCCCTGCTCCATGGTCGCCACCGGCGCCGCGACATCCGGTGGAGCCGCGAGCACCATGCGGCCGGTGGCGTCCGAACGGATCAAGACTTGCCGCTGTTTAGCCAGCGTCGCCAGGAACGACAGGACCTTGGTGTCACGCTCGGCCTTGACCCGCCGGAACGGGCCGCCCATGTCGCCGACTGTGACGACCTCGATCGAAAACGGTTTCGCCATCTCCTTGGCTATGTCGGCCAGCCCTACGTTACGGAACTGGATTGGGTACGAGCTCGCGGGGGCCGTACAGTCCCCGAGGGCCCCCGGCGTGCTGTACCCCGAGATCCGGACCTGGGACTTATCGGGCGTCAGCGCTGGCACAACCGAGACCATGACCCCGCGGAACATCAGAACTCCGCGGTCTGCGACTTCGAGCGACCGGAACGTCAGTGGCTGCACGAGCTCCGTGAACGCCGCCGTCGCGGCCTGTGGCGCCACGATCTCGACGGTACTCACAGCATCGAGTTGCCGCGTGATCGTGACCTTGGTGATGTGCCGGAACGTCACGCCGGCGATCCGCATCACGAGGTCTTCCGACTCGGTACCTGCCGCGCCCGTGTCCTCTGACGGGATGATTACCGTCGTGCCAGGGACGAACACGAATGACGTGCCCGGGTTCGCAGACTTGATTCTCCCGGCCTGACTTGGTTCGCCGAAGTACTGCGTCGACAGCGACTCGTAAGTGTCGCCCGCTGCAGATACGTGTGTTCTATTCGGCATAGTAGCGCACCGTCAGACCGATCGGGAGCTCCATAATTTGGTCACCGGTGAGGTTGTTGGTGTCGATGAATTCGTTTAGTCTGTCGATTCCCCCATAGAGCTCCGCCACGAGATCCACCGCGGTTCGCGGTGTCGTGATCTTGAAACTCTTTTCTACGCCGAGCGTGAACGATGTAACGATAAGATACGCCATCGTCCCGGACACTGCGCTCAGCAGAACTTGTCTGGCCTCACCCGTGTCGATCGAACCTACGCCCGATGACGCTTGCCGCGTTGGATCCGGGCCGACGCTGGCTTCGAACAGCACAGCGTAGTTCAGCTCGGACCAGTCAACGACTGAATCGAAGACCGACCCGAGTTCCAGCGACGCTTCGAGGGCTTGCTGTCTGGTTCGGTAAGTCTCCCCGCTGACGGCGAGTGCGATCCCTAGGACCACAACTTCGGCGGTCATCCGGTTCGCGTGAAACGTGTTCGATGCGTCGACGATCGTACCCGGCGCGCCGGTTCCCGCGTCCACAACGCCGGTCCCGTTCACGCTGGATCCCGTACCCCCGCCCGACCCAGTGCCCGTACCCGAGATCAGAGACGTGGCGAGGTTGCCGTACGCGTCGAGTCGCGCGCGTAGCAACGCCGCGCTGCGGGCCGGGGCGTTGATCAGCTGCCTGAATTGGAACGCCAGAGTCAACGGGCCGCCAACGAACGTTTCGAGCGTCGAGTCGATCGCCTGGCTGATCCGGCGCATCTTGCTCTGAAGTTTGCCCGTACCGTCCTGCGCCGCTCGGAGCCCAGAAGCGGCGCCATCCTTCAGCTGCTGCATGTTCTTGACGAACTGCGACTGCGCGCCGGCGTCGGCGATATCGATCGATGCGTCAAACTGAGCTGCGCCGCCGACGTCATACGACGCGACGGCATCGTCCACGAGCTGCAACGTGTCAGCGTCGGCGTCCGGGTACAGCGCGGCGATCGTTTCCCAGAACGTGATCGTGAATGTGGTTTGGTTCGCGCCGCTCACCAGCGCATCGGACCGCGTGATATCGCCGAACGGGATGACCGTGCGTGTACCGTACATCGGGTGGTCGAGCACGCCCGGGCCGCGCTGGTCCAGCAGGCCCTCGAACTCGGTCGCTTCGAGGTCATGATTTTCCCCGCTGAAGTACACGGTGAGCGGGTACAGTGCCCCCTTCAGACCGAGGTCCTCGACGTACGTCGAATCGACGTCGGGAGAGTCGTGCGCCGTAGTCTTCTTGCGGATCGTCTTAGAAACGTCCGCGAACTGGAACGTCTGCCGGGTCCCGTCCGGACCAGTGTACGCCGCTTCCTGTAGCCGCTCTGCCCACGCAAGCGCCATCAGACACCCCCGGTTCGCGCAACAGTCACGTCGCTGGATGGAGTGGATTGATTGACGGCCTCGACGACTCCGCCGGGGTCACGGACTCGGATGTCCACCATCGTTCGCTGTAGCGTCTCGCGGATCGAGCGTTCGATCCGTTCGCTCGACGTGTCGATAGTCTGTGGCGGCGTTGAAGTGGCGACCGCCACGTCGGATTCGTTCGCGGCCTGCGCGGCTCCGAACGACGCTGGGAGTTCCAAGGACCGGACGCTCGGCGTGATCGACCCTGTGTCGGCGACCGACTGAGATACGTCGGCGCGTACACTGAACGTCTTCTCTCCGGTGAACTCATTGACTAGGTTCTTGAATGTTTCAATAGGAGATACGATCGCGGCGACTCCGTCAGTGACAGCCTCGACGATTCCGGCCCACAGGTCTATGAAGAACGCGGACACTGGATCCCAGTTGTCCATGAGCGTCTTCGCCGCGATTCCTAGAACGACGAACGGCGCGGCGAGCAACGCAACAGGCGCGAGCACCAGGGTAAGCGCGGCTGCGAGAGCGATGGCCCCGGCCTCGCCGTCCTCGACGCCCTGTACTAGGTCGTCGAATAGGCCAACGGAGAGGTCCTTGTAGTCCTCCATGACCTCGATCACTTCGTCCCACAGGAAAATCAGGATCCCGAGAGTGACAATCAAGAGCAGGGCTCCACCGACAACGAGTGCGAACGTCCCCGCTGTTACGGTTGCTACCGCCCCGACGATGGCCAGTGTCGTCTCCAGTACCGACAGTACTATCGACAGAGCCCACAGCGCGGCGACGAACTTGAGCACCTTCGGCGTCAGGTCGACGATCAGGTGTAAGTTGTCTTTGATGAATCTGAGAGAGTCGACAACCGCTGCGCTGAACACTTCCTTGTTCGCGCGGGCCCAAGCGGTCATGCTCGTTACGATCTTCTCAACGTCGTCGCGGATAATGAAGAACACGCGGATGACAATCGACTCGACAGTCGACCAGAACTCTTTGATCTTGGCGGCGGCCGTGTCACGCTGGATCGCTGCAAGGCGCGCGGTAACGCCCTCTGACTTGCGCAACGTCTCTTGGAAGTCTCGGGTTTTCTTCAGGTTCTCAAGGATCGCTATTCCCGCGGCTTTCGAGTTGGCCCCGAACAAGTCGGAGAGGCGCTGAGACCGCTTGGTCTCACTGAGCTTCTTAGTCGCTTTATCGACATCGGTCATGATGTCAAGAAAGTCACGAATGTTACCTTTACGGTCCTTGAAGGATACCCTGAGCTTCTTGAGCGCCGGTTGAGCCTTTGTGGCGCTATCCGTGATGCGCGACATGATGCGCGCCAGGTCCTTGCCTGCTTTGGAACCTTTGAGACCCGTGCCTGCGAGTGTGGCGACGGACGCCAGAAACTGGTCGATGTCTTGACCTGTTGACCGAAACGGGGCCGCACCGATCTTGATCGACTCGAACAACTCCTCCATGCCCACGTTGGCCATGTTAGTCGTCTGCGCCATCAGGTCCGCAGTCTTCGCGTAGTTGGCTGATTTCTTCGACAGGTCGTCGGTCATCAGGCCCAATGGACCGATCGCGTCACTGGCTAGGTCCGCGGCTGTTGCCAAGTCGACAGTGGCCACGGTTGCCAGGTCGGCGAACGTGCCGAGAGACCCCATACTGACATGTGCGCTTTCGCCGGCTTTCGCCATGAACTCAAGGGCACCGGCAGCCTCGGTGCCACTGAACTCTGTCGCGCCAGACACGCGCAGCGCTGCGTCAGCGAGGTCGTCGAACGCCTTGGTCCCGCGCAGAATCGTGCCACTGCTGAACTTCGAGCCTGCGTTTACGAGCGTCTGCTCGACGTCCGCTCCGGTCGATACGATTTTCGCTAGTCCCACCGCCGCGACGGTCGCTCCGACCGCGACCGCGCGACCCAGGCCCGCGGCGCCCGACTTGATCTTACCGATCCGGCCGTTGACCTTCCCGAGCGCGACTTCCATTTTCGCGGCAGCCTTACCGACGTTCGCGGACATGCGCTTCGTCGGGCTGGAGATCAGGTCGACCGCCCGGAAAATCGCATCGATGGAGAAACGTTGTGCCACGGTTAGCTCTGTTTCGTTGCGCGCTTCAATGAGGCGCGACACCCGTCGTAAAAGAACAGTATGTCGGCCAGCGTCATCGTATCAGGATCGGGGAGGCATCGATACTCACGGAGGACCTGTAGCCACATCTCCGTGTGCACCCCCAGCGCCGCGTGGCCGTGTGTGCGACCGTCGACAGGATGTATCCAGCGGATCGCTATCTCCGCAGTGTCTTGGGTCGCGCCGTTCGGTAGTTTCCACTGGTCGGCGCCGGCCCGAACAACCGGCGTGGCGGCTACTCCGACATGATGAAGTTGCCGAGCGTGATAGTGAACATGCTGTCGTCGCGGTTCGCCAAGTCGCCAAGGTCGCCGGCAGTACCTCCAGCGAGGCACTCCAAGAACCGGTGGAGCTTCGAAACGTTGTCGTCGTCCTGACGAGACTTCGCGGCTTTGCTGACCGGGCTCCTGTTCGCCGCCTTGATCGCTTTGCCGTAGTGCCACGAGTCCGGGTCTAGGACCATCGTCTCGTGGTCAGTGGACGCCGGGCGCTTCCATTTCACGGTGGCTACGCCATTGTCCCCGACGACCATCTTGCCCCGTCGAATAGCACGGAGAAGCTCATTGTAGTCTGACACCTCTGATTCGTCCTTGGACTCCAGGTCCGGTTTGAACCCCGGTTCCGCCCGCGAATCGAGCTCGATGTCACACGCTACGGCGAACCGTTGCAGTTCGCCCCACGCTGATTCAATGTCCATTCAACTCATGTCTCCCGGTCCGGCCAGTTCCAACGTGACGGTGGACGACGCGGTCGATCCTGTGAACTCGCCTTGTATGTTCCCCGTGGCTCGCAGAACAGTACCATCCGCGAGCGTCAGGCCAATCGGGAAGTCGGGGCCGTTGGCCTTGGATTTCAATAGCTGCATGTCGCCGGCGGACCAGTCGATAGTGACCTCGACACCCGTGACTTTCCACGGCATCCGGGTTTTTTTGACGCGACCGGTACCGTCTCCGTTGGACAGTGCTTCGTTTGAGAATCCGCCCAAGAAAATTGATAAGTCTGCGTCAGAGCTGGCCGAGAACGGCGTACCCCCGAGGTCGATTGCTTCAATTGATCCGCCTGTTGCCATATTACGCTGCCTCTCCGAAGAAAAATCCGAAGTCGAGGTCGTTCGAGATGATGTTCGCGTTGCCCGACAGTTGGACCGTCAACGAGATGTTCAACCGCCGGTTGTTCCCACTGTCAATGCTCGCCAGCACACTCGCCTTCGCGGTCGCGGGGTCGGAAATCAGTGCCTTGTTCGCCCAGTCGTCGATTAGCGCTTGGACGGCCGTGACGGCCATCTCGGGTTTCTTGGCGCTACGGTTCACCGTGGCTTGGCCATCCGGGATGAGCGGAGCGCCGATCCATTCCGGCGTGTCGAAAATCGCACGTAGGTCGGCTTGCAAGTTCTGCAGCTTTACGATGTCATTGACGTACCTGTACGCCGGCGTGGGATCGCCGCTCGGGTGGTACATCGTGACGGTGTCGCTGAGCGTGACCAGGCCGTCGCGTACTTCGCTGGTCGACGTGCCCGATACGACGGCAGTCTGTCGCTCCGCGGCGGACCACTGGAGCGAGTCAAGGCCCGGCGTCAGCCCGGTAGCTTCCTGCCGGACGTAATCCGACGCGGCGCTCGCCGAATCGGCCACGACAACGGCGCGCGCGACCATCCGCGCGGCGATGGCCCACGGGAGGTCCTCGCAGCCCGGGGCCGTGAGTTGAACGTTGGTGCGGTCGGTGCCGCGCGCATCCGGGATCGTGATCGACGTGGCGAGCACGGGCTCGACCGATGCATAGAAAGACCCAGCGAGGAACTTGCCGATCGTCGGTAGCCATCGGCCCTCGTTGAACGCAGCCATCGCGTTGAGGCTGGCCGCCTCGTCGCCGTTGCTCTGAATGACAAAGCTCTCCCAGACGTCGCCAAACTGGTCCAGTACGGTCGAGTCAATCACGGGGTTGCCCGCGCCGCTGGCCATCTGGACGATCCCGAACGTCATGCCAAGGGACGGGCCTTCGACGGAGATATTGGCGATCTGGTTGCCGGTTACGCCCTTCCACTTGCACGTGATGTTCACGACGGTCGTGCCATCTGCGCTGGTGACGGGCATCCTCGGGACCGCGTTGATCGCTGTGTCTATCGCTGCCGTAGCGTCGGCGACCGACGCAGACGCCGCGAGCGCGAACGATGAGGTGATGATGTTGTTGACCTTGACGAAGTACGTCCCCGCCGCGGTCGGTGATCCTGCTGGCGTGATCGTGGCGGTCGCTTCGGTGGTGCCGTCGACCATCGGATAGATGGTCACGGGGATCGAGCCGACACCGTCGCCGGACGATGGGAGCAGCTGCTCGACGATCGCGTGGATCTGGCTCCCGAATCCGTACGTCTCTCCCGCGGTCTGCGCGTCGGAGACTTGCATCTTCGTCTGTACGTACGTGACCGCGGTGTTGCCCTGCGCAATCACTGCGACCCGCTGGGGCTTGCCTGACCCGCCCTTGCGGAGGTTCCGGAACCGGGTCTGCGACCCGTAGATACTGGCACGCTGGGATGGTGGAATTGCGGTCGTCATGAGAACTCAGATTCTAGTATCACTTGCCCGGCGTCACTGGTGTCAATATGGATCAGCTCAAGGTTAGCATAATCCGTAAATTCTGGCGACATCTCTGTCATCTTCACTTTGAAGCGGGCGCGGCACGACCACGCCGATAGACTCGACTGATGCTCCTCGCTCGGGGCGGGGCCCATCTCGAAAGTTTCGAACTGCGGGAATCCCCACACGATCGTCCGTAGACCCAGGTACCTATTCTCGGTAGCCGACAAGATGTTGCGCACGAGCCTGACCGCCGCTTGGCAGTTCATGCGGGCCTCGCGGTCCGCGGGGTCGTACCCGCCGGCGACGTCGTTCGCCGACACTCCACGCGCCGTGATGTCGATATTGTACGTTACGTCGTACATCTGTTGCGCCGCTGTATTCGAGGACGACTTGGCGTCAAACGATGACTGCTCCATCCACACAGTGACGACGGGAGCCGTCGCGGCCGTCAGCGTCGGCCCGGCGTTGAGCCATTGCTCAAGTGGCCAATCTCGCTCCTTGTACACGTTCAGCACCCACAGCAGCGGGTCCTTGGATGCCGCTGTGGCCAGTACCTGCTGGGCGGCCGACTCGGTTGCAAGTATCGCGGCGATCTGGTCGCGTACGATCTCGAACGAATCCAGTTTGTCGATGAGCGGGAGCGCCATTACGGGTTCCAGTCTCCAAGGTCGAGCACGATCGTTCCCATCGAGTCGTCCGGGTGCGTGCCGTTCACTAAGTATTTCGTCACCACAGCACCTACGACCCGCGCGAATGACACGGTCCAGGGCTTGGCCGTGATGTCGTTCGCTACTTCGGGGCGGGGCCCGGCGGGTAGAGACTCCAAGTGCAGTGTAACGTGTAGCCGGCGGCCTTTGACGATCGCACCGGAGTCCGGGTCAATCACCGAAGTGATGTCGCCGGTGAAGCCCGTCAGGACTGTGTCGACGCCAGCCGGGTCGGTGAGCGTGATCGCCACACCGAAGTCATCGGTGTTCTCAAGGATGGCCTTGACGTCAGCGGCGGCCTGGCTCCGCAGGCCCATTCACTTCGCCTCGACGATGACGCCCGACTCAATGTGAGAGTCGAACGCCGTGCGAGCGACGGCCGGATCGTTGTGCAAGTCGGCCGGGGATACGGCCGAGCCCGGGCCGCGGATTCGGCCCGAGCAGCTCATCGAGCAGCCGGGGGCGATCACGAACGACGGGGGGCGCGGGGCGAGGGCCGGCGGCGCCTCGGTCTCAGCCTCTGGTTCCTTGCGTTTCTTCGCCATCAGGTCGCCAGTGTCCCAAATTCGTCTATCCCCTGCGGGAACAATAGGAGTGCGGTCCGTACCCCGGCGCTGAGGACGGTGCCTTGGTCGTTGCACCACACGTTGGGCATGATGTCGTAGCCCATTCTTGATTTGGTCGTCGGGGTGATCAGTGACGCGACGCGAGGGTCCGGCGGGAGCACGCGGGGGATCACGAGAGACCCGAACACGAACGCGGGGTCCTCGGGAAGTACAATCACGTTACGGTCGTCGACGAACGGGACGTTCGAGCCACCGGCGAACGGTTCGTACTCGGCGTCGTACGTGTACATGTTCAGCGTGAAATTCTCCGCTGTGATGGTCCCCATGAAGTTCTCGCCGTTCCCCCCAGAAATCTGGGGGGCGACCGCAATCACGTTGATCCGGAGCAAGTCACCGAGGGCTTGGACCTGATCAGTCGCCAGAAACTCACGCCAGGCGGTGGCGCCAAAGATCAGTTTCTTCGGGCGCTTGCGAGAATCAGAGTTGATCACGCGGCACAACGACGCGATGTCTCCGATCGGGTCCGCGGTAGCCGGGACGCTCCACAATACGCCCGCGGTCGGGAAGTGCGTGGCCTTCGGGAAGAAGTCCGCAGCGAACGGCTGGGCCCCCGACAAAGCGAGCACTCCAGTCTGCATGATCTGGGACGCCTGAACCTCGGCGCTACGGTCGACGAGCGCGGTCATCTGTTGCATCGCCCGGGTCATGTGCGCTTGGAATCTCGAAGTACCGGATCGGTTGCCCGCTGAATAGGGGTCTTCTCCAGGCAGCCGGTTCACAAGGTCGCCGGCGTCGATCGTGGTGTGCTCCGCGTAATACGGAGGCTCGACGCCCTTCGTGCTGAATTTATCGACGGTATTCTCGTTACTCCCAGAGTTCCGCGAGACGGTCCCCGCGATCTGGTCGGTGTACCTGACGATATCCCATTCGAGGGTCAGACCGGTCGATCCGGTCGAGCCGGGTACCGGTTTGAAGTGCGAAGCGAGGTACCCCGGCACGCGCCAGTTCTCCTCGTACATCTGGATCATGCCCCTCGCTTCGAGGCCTGGTAGTGTGATAGCCATGGGGGTTCAGGTGTTGTTGTCGAATCGTTGGAGCTCTCGGTCAGCCTGACCGATGATGCCGTAAGTGTGGAGCAACTGCAGCTCCGCGGACGTTGGTACGACGGGGGTACCCGCGGTCCAGACGAGCAACTGGTCTTCTCGGACCGTGCCAGACATGAGAATCCGGACGTTGGTGTCGCCGGCTCCTGTGGTCACGAGCTCGTTGACGAGCGCGCCCATCGGCACGGCGGTGCCGTCGCCGGCACCGGACGCGTAAAACGTGATCTTTCCGCTGGCGGTGATCCTGCCGACGACCATGCCTGCGGGGAACGTCAGCGCGCCGGCTGCGGAGAATACCTCTTCGCGGTAGATCGGCGCTCCGAGTACGAGGCCGGGGTCCTCATTGTCGACGAAATCAACCATCGAGAATCACCCCGTTCAGAGCGAACGTAGCCCTGATGTTCGCGTCGCGGTCCAGCTCAGCCCCGAGTGCCTCGGGTGTGTTCGCACCAAGCGTGGCCGGGTCGTCGGCGGCACGGTCGGATAGACCCAGTTTGGCGAGCTTAGCGGATGCATGGGCCGCAAAAACAGTGTCGTCGGAGGCTGCGAGACCCGCGGCAATATGTTCGATCGACGCAGCGATCTGCCCCGAAGCTTGGCCCATCTGCAGGTGCGCACTCACGCGTCCCCGCTCTTGTGATGCACCAACCGCGACCGCTTGCGCGTACACGTCCGGATGCGAAATTCGGAGGGTCTCCAGATCCATTTGGGCAAGTGTAACACGCGCACCAGCTGCGCTGCTAGCTCGAAGTGAACTATCTGCCATGCCGAGACGGATGGCCTCGTCCGTCAGGACTACCCCGCCACGGCCGAACTTTTCGTTCACTGTATCCACAGTCACCCCACGGCCCCGTGCGACGGCGGATACGAACAGACTGTGATGATCGTCGAGCCACTTACGGACATCGGCGCGCCCCGCGTCGGTAGACACGTCCGGTCGTTTCCTCGGCGCGTCTGTCGATGTGATGGCCACGGAGTCTGAATCCAGCCCCCTCACGACCACGACGCCGATGCTGCCGACGGTGCTCGCGGGGCCCGACATAACGATCGTGTTCGCTTGCGTGGCGAGCCAATACGCCGCGCTGGCGGCCATTTCGCCGACAACGGCGGTCGTAGGTTTCGTCGCGGCGAACATCGCGTCACCCGCGTCGATCACGGCGTTGCCCGCTTCCCCGCCGGGACTGTCGACGCGAAACTCGATCGCGCGGACCGATGGGTCGGCCTCGGCTGCGAGCACAGCAGCCTTTATGTCGCCGTACGCCGTTTGGTCGATCCCAAAGAAATCGAGGAACGGGTCGCGTTCGGATAGCAGGTACCCAACGATCGGGATACTGGCGACTCCGTCGACAACGTTGAGCGGGTCCGCGGGCCGCAGCGGGCCGAGCTTGGGGCCCTGGTCGGACTCTGCCGACTGGGCCATTAGCTTCTGAAGTTCAGTTTGCGCCGTCGGATGGATCATCCACAGTTTCGATTGCATCATTGGTCTCTCCATCCTCGACTGGTGGTAGCTCCTCACGCTCACGGCGGAGGTGTCGCGCGTTCGTGGAAAACTTCGTCCCGTTCAGCTCGCGGGACACTAGATTGTTCGTGGTCCAGCCGTTGTCACGCATGATGACACGCGCCTTCACGAGCTTCAGGATGTCTGTTACCGGCTTCACAGCTCCGATCCAGATCGCGGAGGTCCACGCGGAGTACGTGGCGAACTCGCTCAAGCGACCAACAGACTCGGCGAACCCCGGGGCCGAGATTGTGCCAGAACGAACCGACGCCACCAGCCAGTCCTCGTAGATCGGCTGCGTGAATCCGCGGGCGATCTGGGGCCGCACCACCTGCATGTACATCGTGAACTCGTTCAGCGCCGCTTGTGACGCCGAATAGTTGCTATTAAACGAAAGAACCAGGATCTCAGCAGGCATGTTGTTCGCCCACGCGATCGACTGGAGAATCGCCGCCTCGAACTGCGGGAAGTTCACGGCCTCGCCGCCGTCCGACTTGAACGCGTGTGGCACCTCACCCTGTTGCAGGGTCTCCAGCACCATCCCAGGTATCTGGTCGGCCGCGTCCCACTGGCGAGTGCCTCCGTCGGTGTCTGTCGACGATACCGTACCCGATCGGACTGCGCCGCGAGTCACCGGCCTCGTGCCCGGCTTGTCTTCTTTCTTCTCGATCCACATCGAGAGGATCGAATTGATCACCGCTTTGCGCTGCGCGCTGTCCCTGTACCTGTCGATCTCCTTGAGCGACTGCAGCACCAGCGCGAGCAACGGCGTGCCTCGTACCTGCCCCAGGCGTCGGTCCGTCCCGTACATCAGCCACGCGGTACGCTGGCCGCTCCGGGCACCGTACGCGGCGATCCGTTTCCATTCGCCGGCCGTCTCGTCCCAGACGTGGTACGCCACTTGCTTGCCCACCGCGTCGAGCTCGACGCCGTGGTCGATCCTCGCGTCCGTGTGCTCCCCGAACGGCGTCGTCACGAGGCGACCGCTGACCAGCTGGACGGTCGGTAGCCCCGTATCCTTGTGCGTCCGGAGCACGACCAGAATATCGCCGGCGACGAGCGCCTCTCGTCGGGCCATCGACGTCATCTCGCCGAGTGTCATCTCCTGGCGTTGCTCAAAATCGCACACGTATGGGTTGCTGGCCCATAGGTTGAAATGCGCCTCTGTGTTGTCGCTCCAGTCTTCCTGCTGGTCGTCGGTCATCCCGAGGATGGGCGCGACCGGGTCCGCCTGCAGGGCGAGCCCCGTGTGCACCTCGTTCACGACGAGGCGACGGATCAGGCCGCGCGCGTACAAGTTCGTTTCGAACAGGTCGCTGGACCGCTGCCGGAGCGCGTAGTAGTCCATCGACAGTACGTCGTCGATGAACGCGTCGCCTCCGGGGTTGTATCCACCCGGGAACTTCTGGCCGTTCCAGCCGAACGCCGACGCGCGCGGCTGTGGTTGCGACGCGACAGCGAGCGCGTCGTCGTTCCATCGCCACCCACCGTCCATCAGTACGCCCCCCGGACGAACACAGAGGAGCTCTGCAGACCGGCGCGGATACAGGCGACGTCGAGTCTATTCAGGAGCGAGTCCATCACGGCATCCATGTCGGCCAGGTCCGCCCGATCCACCGTGACAACTTCCTGACCGGTGTCGAGCTTGTACGACTGCTGGCCTCCATTGCTCAGGAACGACAGGTACATCGCGTCGTACGCAACGAGCTGAGCTTTGATCGTCGCAACACGCGAGACCCAGAACTCTGTATCAGAAGACACTGCGAGCGAGTATACCGTGTTGCGCTACTTGCTCGCAACTGGCGCTACCTCCGCCCAACCGAACCTGGTGTCTTCGACCCACGGCCAAAACTCGGACCAGATCACCTTATCTCCCTGGAACATCTCGCGGCATACCATGTACGCCGTAATGTCCCTCGCCGCCTGGCTGTACACCGTCAGGTCCCAGAGCTCGTTCCGGGCCCGCATCCTACGCCACTCCCACTTGCCCTTCGTTTGGATCAGCTGCTCCGCCGTCATCTCCTTGAGCGCATCAACGTTGATGTCCGATGGGAATGACACGGAGTCGACGAGCGCCGGTTCGACGTCAGGCCGAGGCAGCGACCGTAGCACCTGAGCTAGTCGGGATTTGTAATGATTGACGTTTACCCGCCAGCCGTCTCCGGCGATCTTCGAGACGTCCTTGAGCCGGGCGAACTCCCTGACCGTCCCGTTCTTCTGGATCAATTCGTCGCCCTTGATCGGATACACCCCGCTATCGTACTGACCGCAAAACGAATACACTGTCTGCGTAAACGCGCTGGAGTCGACTAGCGTCGTTTGTATATGGTACTCGCGGTCGATCCCGTCGTGGTACTTCTTGTCGATCAGCCCCGCGAGCTTCCCCCACGGCCCGCCCATGTCGAACGGGTCATCTGTAGGCCCTTCGAACACCACGCGTTCTACCAGGAACGCGACGCGGCTCGGGCCATGGGCGTACACCGCGGCTGATATGTCGTTCTTTTGAACGTCCGCCGTGAGCGTGAGGAACCCGATCTTGCCGCCGCACATCGTCTCGGCGAACGCTTGCGGTATCTCGCCGCTCTGATACGCACGCATGTGAGCCGCGACCTTGACTAGAGTGAGTCGGGCTCCGCTTGTTTTGAATGGTTCCCCTAGCACGTTGTTGTAAAACGTCTGGAGCTTCCCGACGTCCCTCGGTTTGTTTGTCTCGACGTTCCACGCGGCGAGCCATTGCTTGACCGCGTCCTCCCACGAGAAGAAATCCGCCGGGGACAGGAGCCCCGTGATGTGGTAGCTGCGGATCGACGGGTGCTTCGGTATAGCTGTCGGTACCCACTCGCCCATGGCCAGCCAGTCGCGCTTATGCTCATTCGTGTGGCAGAAGCCACAGTGGCGGCACGCGTATGCGACGGATCCGGGCTCGACGTTCCCCTCGTCGGTGAGCGCCCATACGACCCCACCGGTCTTCTTACTCTGTAGATCGTCCCAACGCCAACGCAGTTCGTCGGCTTCGCCACATCCGAGACACGGGAGTTTGTACACTCGCTGGTCTCCGTCTCGGAACTCCTTGGCGATCCGCGACTGCTCGTCCGTCGTCGGTGTCGAGATCAGTAGCTTCTTCTTCGACTTCGAGAACGAAATCATCCGGCCGTCGAGCAGCGCCACAGGGTCGCCATCGTTGCCAACGCGGAGCGGCCACGCGTCAACCTCGTCGCCGATAACCACACGGGCGGACACGGACCGGAACGCTTGGGGCTCACTCGCCGACGTGGGCACCAAGAACCCGCCGCCACGCCATGACATCTTGCGCGCGGTCTGTCCCGCCTTGCGTCTGTTCTCTGTGTTCGCCTGGATCAAGTGACCCAGCCCAGACTGTTCCATCATCGGCGTGATGAACTCGTCCATTCGCAGAGCCGCGAGTTCCTTCGTCGCCGTGAACAGCATCATCGGCGCGGTCATCACGTGCGAGACGTAGTACCCGATCGCGTTCTCCGCGACCCCGACCGTGCCTCCGGTCTGCGCACCCTTCATGATCACGATTTCTCGTACCGGGGATCGCACGTCCATGCAGTCGATGATCTCCCGCAGGTACGGCGTCACGGCGTAGTCGTAGGGCCCTGGCAGAGCTTGCCCCGACGGGAGCCGGCGAAACTCCTCGGCCCACTCGGACGGGGACATCGCCACAATCGTGTGCGTCAGTTCGTCGATGGCCCCGGCGAACCAGTCAGTTGAGTTCAGCACGGTCGGTACCTTCGTTGATGTACTCCCGGATACTGTGCAGCTCTTGAACAGCACGGGTTAGGCCCGCGTACACTGTCATCTTGAAATATTCGAACGCCTCGTACATTTCTTTGGCTGCTTGCTCCGACTCTTGTATCTGGGCGAGGAGTAAGTAACACCGCGGGCAGTTAGCTCGATGCATTGCGGATCGCTTTCCTCGTGTCGGCCTTCACGGACTTGAGCTCCCGCGTTACTGCCGTCCGGATTGACTCTTGGATAGCTTCGACCGTAGCGCCAGTCGCACATTTTCCATGGACCTCATACGACAGCCCGACGGGGAGGTCCGTCAGTAGCCGTTGGAACATTCGTTCTATCAATCCGAGCACGTGTTTACTCACGTACTCGCGTGAAATCAATTCGCCCGTCGATTTATCGGCCGCCAAACGTTTCGCGTGGATCGATTCTATCTTATCGATCGACTGGAGCAAAGATGAGAACGCCGGGAGCGAGCCGCACTTTGTAAACACATCCTCGATGGTCCATTTCCACACCGCGCGGATCTCTGCGCCGACAGTTGGGTCATCGGTCATCGGACCGGACGTTGGAATCACACGGCTGGGTGCATCCGGGTTCGTAACTCGGTGCTCCAACCGGTACGCGCGCGCGGCCGGGTGCTCCATATCGACGAGGCGTTTCCCGTTGTGCTCTACGATCGCAGGCTGCAGTAGCTGCGGCTTGGATGCGGCGGCGCGGACCGAAACTCTCTCGCAGTTATATACCTTACCCGCCTCGGTGAAGTTTAGATATCGTTTATACTCCATGCGCGGGGCCCGCCCATCTCAAGCTCGCCTGGTATCGGCGCCGGGAACGCACTTTCTCTTTGAGCGCGGCGCTGGATGAATCAAAAC